TGTCTGTCTGTCTGTCTGTCTGTCTGTCTGTCTGTCTGTCTGTCTGTCTGTCTGTAAGGATTCTAATGTATTTTCTGCTATCTGCAACACATTCTGATATTTCTTTTGAAAACATTGGAAATCCATACTTTTCACAAACCTCTGCAAATGAAATCTTAGGTTTTAAAATCACAAGGTTGTCAAATGTCTGTGCAAACTGTTTCAACTCTGGATATTGTGTCGGTACATCTACGAACACAAAAGGAATGTTTTTATATCCGCAAACTTCTCTGATTATATGTCCTAAAACTGTGCTATCCTTACCGCCGCTAAATGATAGATACACTCCGTCTTCGCCAAACTCATCAACCCAGTTTCGTACTCTCTCGGCTGTCATTAAAACCTTGATATTAAGTGGTAATGCCTGCCATTGGTACAATTCTTGCATTGTATGTTTATTTTCTGCCATAATTACACCTCTTAATTAAATGGTAATCCATCATCAATTCCATCAGGAATATTCATAAATCCGTCATCGTCAGTAGGTGCCGGTCTTGAACTGCTGCCATTATCGCTATTACTGTTTGAATTTTTGCTTTCGCAGAACTCGTGTCTTTCAACAACGCAATCATTAGTGTAAACTTTCTGTCCGTCTTTGTTGGTATAGTTGCCTGTCTGCCATCTGCCCTCAACAATAATCTTTGTGCCTTGACGTAAATACTTCTCTGCAAACTCTCCATTCTTGCCAAATGCTATACAATTAATAAAGTCTGCTGCCTGTTCGCCCTCTTTCTTAAAAGCTCTGTCAACAGCTAATGTATATCTTGCAACTGCCATACTTCCATTTGCTGTCTGTGAATATCTAATCTCTGGCTCTCTAGTCAATCTTCCACATAAAATTACACGATTCATTACTATTCCTCACTTTCTAATAACTCTGGATTGTCAAATATATTGCCGATAACTGCAAAATGTTTTACTTCTTCTGAATACGACATTACATCAAAAATGGTTTTTGTGCATTTACGTCCCTTGATAGTTTCAATAACCCATGCACAATCCATAATCTTAGCAATTCCAATATATTCTTCTGAATTTGCACAGTTATCATAGTCTGTGTAAAATTCTTTCTTTACAATATCATTCTCCCAAATCAGCTTGCCGTTCTTGTCTTTTAAGCCTGTGCATTGACAGATGGTAGATTTATCAATATCCATACCATATAAACCGCTAAAGATATTCCAAGTAACCCATTCTTCATTATCAAGTCGTTTTGCCTTAAATAAATATCTATCTTCCATCGCTCTTATCTCCTTTCTCTTTAAATTCACTACATGGGCAATCGTATTTAGTACACCACCCACATGGTAGCAGATATGGGCATAAATTTACTTCTATCATCTCTCGCTTTCTCCTATTCTGCTTCTGATTGAAGCCACTCCATACAACTAGCTTCTCCCTCGTATTCCTCGCCGAATGTGTTTTTAAATCCGACAAGAAATTCTGCTAGCTCTTCATCTGACATATTCCTTATTCTTTCGGCATTGGTCTCGGACTTGCTTTCTCTTATAAACTTGCGTATCAAAGGATAATCTTTATCCATAATTGATAAATGCTCTTCACTACCACCCTTTTTGTAGATAATTACTGTATCTTTATCTTTTTTTGCTCTTAAAATTTCATATGGATTTTTAGATGTTGGCAAAATCATGTACCCCTGTTTTTCAAGCCAGCTTTCAAAATCTTTTAATTTATTCGTGTGTAATAATGCTCTAATTGCCATTTTCTCCACCTCTCAATTCTTCCAGTTTTGCTTCTGCTTCGGATTTTGTAAAAAACATAGTCTCTCCAATTGCTGTAGATGTTACTTCGTTTCTATATCTTTCCCCATATTCTGTAATTGTGGAAAGCAGAAAATTCATCTGATAATCAACAGATATTTTTGTGACTACCGCCCTAAAAATACCATATTGAATATTTTTGCCCTGTACTCCTACAACCATTATCTGCCAAACTGTATCTCCCACCTTGCAAGGTAATTTAACAAGTCTGCCCTGTTCTTCTAACTGTTGATATTCCTTTATCCGTTCTCTGTAATTCTCTGCAAAATCTCTTAAATGCCTTAACACATCCCACTTAAACATATTCTTTTCAGCTTCCATAAGGCTTTCAGCAGTCTTAATAGTTTCTTCAAAAGTCCAGCCATTGATTATATCTGTTAATCTCTCCATTTCTACTCCTTTCTACCACGCAGGGTAATAGCTCCCTTAATTGTTCGCTGTACTTCGAAATTTAATATTGAAAGTCTCTATTTGAAATAAAATTCTTGATATGTTCATTTTCAATGATTACAAATTCCGCTAAGAACTTATCCCAATCTTTTATTGATTTATCAACATAATCATCTGTTTCTTCATCATAAACACTGAACCAAGATTCCACATTATCATCAACAGAAGTATTCTTAAAAACAAAATAAGGATATTCTTTCTCGTCTAAAGCGGATATGTTATCTGCAATTTCGTTAAATCTTTCAATAATATGTTCTCTTTCTAACGCTGATAAATTATCCTCATCAGATTTATCATAGCCCTTATTCTGTTCAACAAATTTGCGGATATTGTAAGCAATACAATCTTTGTCTTTTGTAAAGAAAATCTGCTGATTGCTTAATTCCCAGCAAATTCGGTCTGATGTATTTGTGGAATTGTTCATTTTTGTATTTATTTTCTTCCAAACATCTGCACCGTGTATTCCAATAACACTTTGAATATATCCCATAACTTTAGGGAGTGTCTTGTCCGAAAGTACACTCCATACAACAGGACTAAACCACCAAGAATTTTTATACTCGCAAAGTATTTCGCCTGTATAATCAGCTTTAATTCCATATAAGCTACTATAACTCATATAATCTCCTTTCTAAAAGGGCATTTTTCTTCTACCACACTAAGTAATAATTTCCTTTATCATCTGCAACCCAATAACCTGTACTCCAAGTATCAGTTAATGGGTCATAAGCTTTTCTACCTTTAATCATTGTCAAAGCTCCTATCTGTCATAATTTCAGCAAATCTCTTTGTAAGAATTTCTTTAATATTCTTTTCTACAAAATCGCCGATAGTTTTTTCAGTCCTATCTTTCACAAACTGCTCAAAAGAAACACCCTGTATTTTCTTGTCACTACTCCAGCTTGAAGCAGATATAAGTCTTTCAATTCTCTTGTCAACAATTTTTGTAATTTCTTCATCAAGATTTTTATAAATAACTTTCTCTACATATTCGTCCATAGCAATCTTGACCTTTTCTTCAATTTCCTCACTATTAAGAGATATATTTAAAATCATTTTTGGCTCAGCTTTCTTCATTTCAATTCTCCTTTCTAAACGGACACACATTTTTAATATCCGTTTGCTTCTTTCATAACTCGCTCAAATTCTTCATCAGAAATGCCATATATCTCGATATATTCGTATTCAGGCGCAAACAACACAAGTATGTCATCTTTATCATAAATAGGCATTCGGAAATCTGGCATAATTGACGGCGTATCAAACATTTGTATTCCACTTTCAAAATGCGCCTTTAGAAATTCAATTAGCTTTTCTATTCTCAAAACGGACATTCATCTCCTTTCCTTAAAACCCATTCCTTGCCCGGCTCTGCAACATCTACATTCGCCCCACAAGCAACTTTTTTCATCTTCTCAATAAAACTATCCTTATCAGCATTTTCACTTGATAAATGGCACATTATGACATTTTGTAGGCTGTCTGAATCGTTAGCCTTAACAAAATCACAAGCGGTATCAATGCTTAAATGACCTCTGAAAACGTGATTAGCTTTCGGATTGTCAGTATCGACCAAATCCTTGTCATAGTTCACACCTAAGAGAATGTGGTTTATGTCTTTGAAACGCCACTTAATTAGCTCTGTGTCGGTTATGTAAAGTAACTTACCCATTTCCTTATGTGCTATCAGAAATCCGTAACAAGGACATTCTGTTCCGTCTGCGTTGGTATGCGTCCACCTGCCATCTACTGTAGTTAGGTCAAAAGGTCTAATTGTGAAATCGCCAAAATGCGCCACATCAAGAAAAATATCAAGTGCCGGATTAAATACACGAATACCCATATTTCTAATATCAGCTACCGATTTGCTGTGGTCTTGATGTTGGTGGGTACATATTGCACCCACAACATCTTTAACATTCCAATTCAAGCCTTTTTTAATCTCCTTAATCGGTATTCCGCAATCAAGGATAAGTATTTCTCCGCTGTTTGCCTGTAACAGATAGCAGTTGCCGCTACTGCCTGTAGCAATACATTTAAGCTTCATAAGCACCCTCCACAGCAACCATAAGGCACATTAGCATTGAATGTTTCGTCTATTTCCTCTGCATATTTCTTAAAGCAGTCAGGTATCTCATTAAAATCTATCTGCCATTCTCCGTCTGTAACATTGCTGTTCCAATTATTGTCAAATGAACAACTACCGCCGCTTTCCCAAAACTTAGGATAATCAACTGTACTATCTACATACCTACTGCCAAATCTGATTGTTTTTCTGTCAATTTCAAGTGTTAAAATACCGCTGCAAAGATTGGGGTACTTGCCTGTATATGATATAAATTTAACGTGTTCAGATTCACTATTTTTATTGATTATCATACTTCTACCTCATCATCTTTCGGGAACTGGAAATAATTCCGTGTCATCTCATCAAATTCAGTTATCGACAAACGGCTTGCGAATGAAGTGCCTTTTTCAGTATTTATTATGGTTTTAAGAAAAGCGACCTTTTCGTGATGCTCTCTAAGCATTTTCATAGCCTTTAAAGCCTTTTCTTCTGACGAATAAATAGCAAGGGTTATGGCTTCATCCGCCGGCATATTACCTCTAATCAGATATGAGTCTGTTTGAACCCATAACTGTGTTGTTTCGCATGGCGTATCGTATACACCATCTTGACTAATTATTCTCATATCCTCTCCTATTCTGCCTGCATGAATGGTGGCAATGTGCTATCTTCTGTCTGCCCTTCGGTTACTTCTGTTGCCGTGGTGTCAACTGCATCTGCCTTATCTTCTATAAATTCAACAGTATTAGCATTTTCAGCAATTTCAGCCTGTGCAACTTGATATACCTCATCCATTTCAATCTGTGCCTGTCTTGCCATAGGGTCATAGTTCTTAGGGTATTTTCTTGTAGCGTTGTTGCACATTTTTCTTTGAATCATGCTCTCTGGCGTGTCAAGCCAAGCACCGCTGATGAACGGTCTAGCAAGCTCACATTCAAGCATTTCATCTACTGTCTTGCACGCTCTTAAGGAATTGAGAACTTCTTCCTTTTTCTCTTTAATTTTTGCCTTTTCTTCCGGCGTTGCATCATATCTAGTTCTTGCAACTTCTTTCCCATACTGTTTTTTAGTACCTGTAATAATTCCAAATGTAGCATTCAACATATTCTGCTTTACGTGAGATAAGAGGTTTACCTTAACGCTGTCTCTATCAGCAGAAAGATATGTTACTGTTCCATCTAACAACTTAACAGGATATACAACCCTTACCGCCTTGTCAGATAATCCGTTTTCTTCCCACTCTGGCTCCGTAACTGTAAGTCCTTTATGCTTAGGCGGTATGTACTTGTCGCCCTCTTTAATTACCCAATATGGATATACCTGTTTAACATCTTTTCCATAGTTGGCAAGCAAAGAGTCGTAACCGCTTCCCTCAATGCCCATTTCGACCTGCTGCTGCCAAATTTCTTTTCCGTCGGCATCTTTTCCGATGTTCACATTCCTCAACTGAAAATAACATTCTCTCGGATATGCGCTTGCGTTAAGTTTAAGGCTTGCGCAACGCTTAACAATGCCTCTCAAATTGCTTGTATCAAGGCTACGCATATTAACCTTAGGATTGCTCTTAACAAGGTTAAAAATGCTTGTCATGGCTTCCATAGCACACTCTTTAGCATAATCATCCATATTCATTCCGCAAGCCTTATAATCGTCAATAATAAGACCTGTCATAGCATTACTCCATTCGCTTAATGATGTTGTAAATGCTTCCTTTTCTACTACTGCTGTTGTTTCTGCCATAATTAGTTTTCCTCCACTTCTTTAAATTCGCCATCTACCAGTTTATAGAATGTATCTTCCTTGATACGCTCTCCGTCAACGTATTCGGTCTTAACGCATTTAGGAATCCAAATGTAGAAGCCTTTTTCATCTTCATCATCCGTTCTTACCCATTCAGCAAGTGTTATCCAGCTACCTTTTTTAGCTTTTGCCTGCGACTGATAGCCTGCTGCCATAACAACTGAATGTTTACCCTTGGATGTTATCTGTGCGTAATCTCCACTTGAACCTATCTGTGCGGAATCTCCACTTGAACCTATCTGTGCGGAATCTCCACTTGAACCTATCTTTGCGGAACATCCACTTGAACCTATCTGTGCGGAATATCCACTTGAACCTATCTTTGCGGAATCTCCACTTGAACCTATCTTTGCGGAATATCCACTTGAACCTATCTGTGCGTAATATCCACTTGAACCTATCTTTGCGGAACATCCACTTGAACCTATCTGTGCGTAATCTCCACTTGAACCTATCTGTGCGGAATCTCCACTTGAACCTATCTGTGCGGAATCTCCACTTGAACCTATCTTTGCGGAACATCCACTTGAACCTATCTGTGCGGAATATCCACTTGAACCTATCTTTGCGGAATCTCCACTTGAACCTATCTTTGCGGAATATCCACTTGAACCTATCTTTGCGTAATATCCACTTGAACCTATCTTTGCGGAATATCCACTTGAACCTATCTTTGCGTAATCTCCACTTGAACCTATCTTTGCGGAATCTCCACTTGAACCTATCTTTGCGGAATCTCCACTTGAACCTATCTGTGCGGAATCTCCACTTGAACCTATCTGTGCGGAATTATTGTCATTTTCTATGTCATCTTCAATTTCCTCAATCTTCGTTTTCTCCAGGGTAAAATCTATACAAGCCTTAATAAAACCTTTTAAGCCCAACTTGGCTTTAATGTGAAGTTTATTAGTTGCACTTTTGTTTTCTCTTTTAAAAACTTTTCCCAGCGGTTCAACTTCTGCAAATTCTGAAATCTCGCCATTCTCGTTTACAAGAGGGTAATAGTCCAGTACATCAAATGGATTTTCACAATAATGCATCACACCAGCTTCGCATATCTCATTTCCGTTTTCTTCATATGTTGTGTTCTCTTCGTACTGCTTACCTTTGCAAGTAAAATCTGGATTAAATGCTTTATATGCCATAATTATTCCTCACTTTCATTAATCGCTCTTAAAACACTCTCATATTCTGTTAATCTTTCTCTCGCTTGTTTAACAGCCGATTCAGCAAGTTCTCTGAATTTATTCTTTGCATATTCAAAATTAGATTCTGTGAGAACTATACGACTATTGTCATATCCGATAATTTTTCCAATGTCAGCCTTTCTCACAAAACACATATACCCAGGAAAGTTTCCTCCGTCAGCCGGAAAATATGTCTTAGACTTTTCAATAACTTCATAATCTTTAACAGTTATTCCTTTAGGCTTTCCATCAAACACTCCCTTATCTAGCTTATAAAAATAAAGTTTCATATTATCCCTCCACAATCTCTAATTTCTCGCTATCATTGACAATCAGCATAATCAACTGACTATCGACCATATCAGCAACTTTCTTCTGATTAGTGCTGTCAAGGCTCTCGCTATCGTCTAAGACAATAGGCACTGACATACCACTAATCTTCTGAATAGAATTGCAAATATCAACTCTGCCAAGAATCCTGTTGCCCTTATTGCTCATAGTTGTAAGAATTGACTTTCCATTAACTGTAGGTATACAAACTGACTTGTAACCACCAGACTTATTCAGTTCAAACAGCTTCCACTTAACAAGCGAAAAATGGCTGTTAATACTGTCAGACAATGTTTCATTCTTTGCCTTATCCAGTTCATCAAGCAAATCAAGGATTTTTTCAGCATTAGCCTTATTCTGTTCCTGTATACGCTGTTCCGCCCTCAATTCTTCAAGTCGCTGTTCGTCTTTCTCTGTGTTGCTTTCAGCTATCTTTCGCTCACACTCTGACAACTGCTGTCTAAGTTCGTTTTCCTGTACCTTTAATTCAGCCTTGACTGCCGATATGTCATTAGCCTTGTGCATAGCTTCTTCTTTTTCAGCAATCTGCTGTTCAAGCGCCTTGTATTCTTCTGTGGCCGTCACATCAATTTCCTGCGGGAGTTCGGATAACTGCTTTTCAAGAATAAACATATCGTGAGAATATGTGTCTAAATGTTCCCGGTATTCGGTTGATTTCTTTACATCTTCTGCAAGTTTATCTTTAGTAATATCAAGCTCTTCCTTGGTTGCATTTCCCTTGTCAGTAATGCGATTAAGTTCAGCTTCTTTGTGCGTCTTAAAATCAACCCTTAATTCCTCTTTCTTATCCTCCGAATATTCCTGTCTGCAATAAGGACAAATAAGGCTGTTCTCGTCAAATTCTCGCTGTTTCTCTGTGCTCCATTCTACCCTTATTGCTTCAAGTTTTGCTTGCAATCCTGTAACCATTCCATTGTTAAAAGCAATAACTTTTTCTACTGTTTTAATATCTTTCTTACAGTTCTCAATAACATCATTGAGATTTTCTATTCTTATTTCTGCTTCTCGCCTGACCTTGATATTGTCCTCGTTAGCTTTACGGACCATATCACTCTGCTTAAACTTCAAATCAAGGATATCTGCACTGGCCTTGTCATATTCAGCTAACAGCTTGTCATTGTCAGTCTGCTTTGCAATGCAATCAGCAATCTGTTCTTTAATGCTGTTCTTCTGCAATTCAAGGTCAGATGTATTAATGCCCTGCTTAATCTGAATATCTCTTTCTTTTTCCTTAATCTGTCCATCAAGAATAGGTAAATCTTTAGTAATTTTAGTCTTTGTAGCCTTGTTCATAGCAGTTAGTTCTTCCGTTGTGTATTTCTCTAACAGTGGTGCTAACTCTGCTAATTCAGCCTTAGAACGTGCTATATCAAGGTCTGTCACATTCTCAACAAGACTAAATAAGTATTCTCTCATTTCAGCCGGCTTCTGATTAAGAAATGCATTAATGTTGCTGCACATCTTAAACACATTCATATCAACATCAAGATATGCATTGAAATCCTTAAGATTCTTTCTCACATCATTAATGTAATATGAGTTATCATCCTTATAGCCTGTCTTGTCCTTGTTATAGGTACGGACCTGTACTTTCTTCATAGTTATTTCTTTTCCATCAACATCAAGCGTAAGTTCAACGCTTGTGTCCATATCGTCAACTGATACTCCGTCAGCTTCTCTTCTGACTACCGGATTATCTTTTAATTCATAATCGCAGTTAAACAAGCACCACAAATATGCCGTGGCTATTGTTGACTTACCTACGCCATTCTTAGCCACAATCTTAGTAATGGCATAGAAATCAAACTCTGCGTGTGCATAGCACATAAAGTTTTCTAAAACTGCTTTTTTTAAAAATGTTTTCATAAACAATACCTTTCCTTATTAAATATTCATAACAAATACGCCATCTTCAATCTGAAAGCTATCAACCGTACTATTTGCATATGGACAATTTTTAGCCTCGTTAAACGGACCATCAAAGATTGTTCCGTGTAGTGGTGTCCATATCTGGCACATCACATCTTCATCAATAGCCATACTTGCTAACTCTCTAACTGTAATATCACTACACATCAGCTTCGCCCTCCTCTGCATAATCAATCTTGCTTGCCGATACTTCATAAGCAGTTCTTGTTTCAACTTCATTGTCGCTTATCTTCTTAGCGTATTCCCTGCTCTGGAATCTACCCTGAATCTGGATATGTTCCCCTGTTTCAAGTCCACCTGCAAATCTCGCATTTCTTCCCCATGCTATACATGGTATGTAATCTGACTTGCCATATGGTCTGTTTACTGCTACTAAGATATCTGCAATCTCTCTGCCCTTTGGAGTACATCTGTATATAGGCGGCTTGCAGATATAAGCGTCAAGTATAACCATATTAGTATTATCTTCAAACGGTAATTCTTCTGAATCCTGTGTCAGCACTTCAAATTCTCTTGCGAAAACTGTTAGAATCAGCTTGCTCTTCATATTTTCGGTATGCTTATTGAAGCTTCTTATCTGTCCTAAAACCGTGACAGCCTGTCCTACTTTGATTTCTCTAATATCAGTAAGTCTATCTGATATCATCACTGGTAACACATCTTCATTGCCACTTGTTCTTAAACACTTAATCATGAATATGTAGTATCCCTCGCCGAATACTTCATGTGAGTATTCTGCTTCTTTCTCGACTACTCCTATTAATGTGATATTGTTGTTATTAATTGCATTTTCCATTTCTTTCTCTCCTTACTTTAATATGTAACTTCCTATTGGTACTTTATCCATTTTTTCAATCAGATGGATTTTGCAGCTGAAAGTATAGAACTTTCTGAAATCCTTTTCCCTTATAGCTCTCTGTCTGTTTCTGTTCAGCTTAATAATTCTTTTTATGTTACTCATTGGCACTCTCCTTACATCTGCAATACATTGTTGTAATAAATTCTCTTGTTGTGAGGCAGTCATAATTCTTCCATGCTGATAAATCATGGTTAGCTGATTTAATTGCTGTTCTAATTGACCCTTCAACAGCACATCTTGACTTGCCTACTGTACTAGCAATGTTATTGTAAATTTCTTCCATTGTTATAGAAGAATTGAACCGTTTAACAGCTTCGATTATGTAGATGTAACCTCTTTTATTGGATAGAATACCCAAGTTGAACATCTCTTCTCTTATCCTTGCTTCCATAAACACTCCTTACTTGTAGCAAAAGTACATGTTCTGCATTTTCTTATAAACGCCACTACCTTGTTTAAATTCAGCTTGATACAACACATTGCTGGGTATGTCATATCCGCTTATTAATAATTCTTCTGCTATTCTCCAACACCTTTCTGTTGGCTCTTTATAGAATCCACTGTTTATAAGTTCTGTGCATTGATATTGCCCTGGCTGATAGATAACTTCTTCAATGCTGTTAGGGAAATACTCACTTTGTACCCGATTCAAAACAACAGCTCCTGCAAGATATAGCATTTCATCATCGTTGCATGTCGCTCCGCATTCACCCATCAGTAAATGTGCCATAAGTGACAACTCATATTCATCAACACTTATCTCTCCAGTTTCAACCTTATAATCAACATGTGAGTTGTAGCATTCACTTAACACTGCACTCTGCTGATTAATCTTAGCTTGCGGTTGTACTGGTCTTAGAATCAACGCTATAAGGCTGATTCCTGCCAGTGTTGCGGATATGTTAATTATCTTTTCTTTCATATTCTTTTATCCTTTTCATTAGGCACAATGGCGGTTCGTAAGAATCAATGAACTCATGCACATCTGCTAAATCATCACGCTTAATGCAACTAAAACGACACCCGACTTCGCGTTCTACCTGCGCATATATATCCATGCAGACTTCATTGATTAAGCCTTTGTCACTTATACCACCTGTAATAGCAATAACTCTCTTGCTTTCATGTTTTGTAATGCCCTGTATTTCATCAAAGGGTAATGAATCATCAAATGGAAACATTGTTATCTCCTTTCAAGAACTTATTAACAAAGTAAACCTGTCCTTTGCCTGTTACCTTTGGTGTGCGTGTAATTCTTACGCTTCCATCTGGATTAACAAGGTTGCTTTCCTTGATTTCAAATAGCCCCTGCTCAATGTACCTCTGCGTCGGCATATTGTAAGAACTGCCACTCTTAATCAGATAGCCCCTATCTCTTAACCATACAAATAATCGCTTCTGCCCGATTTGCACACCATTCTGACAAATTAACTTTGCTAAATCTCCAATAAGGATTGATGTATGGCTTGTTGCTACTGCGTCCGCAAAAATCTCTTTAGGTTTCATCTGTTCAATTCTTGCTTGCTTCTGTTCGATTATCTTATCTCTTTCGGCTATCTTGTTATTGGCTACAAGAAGTGCCTTTGCCATGAGTTCATCATCAGACATTGTTTCCTGCCCTGCTATGTAGCCGCCGTTCTTTCTGATTGATGGAAGAACTTCTGATGTAACCCAGTGTTTAAATCTCTTAGCAGATTCAAGCCTGCTTCCAAAAACCAAGGCATAAACACCAGATTCGTTAATAACAGTCATACTCTGCTTTCCGCCAAGGGTGTCGATAGTGTCTACTCCCTTATCTTCGTCAAACACATGAGTAGCGATTGCATCTCTTGGATTTGCAAATCCTAGTGCTTTTGCAACATCTTTTCCAACAAAATATGTTTCATTATCCTTGGTAATGGTTCTGATTTCTCCGAACTCTGAATTGCTAAAAATCTGTAGCTCCATAAACACATTCCTTTCCTTTTGTATTTGTGTGTGATATATTTTGACCTTTTAAGGTGCATTTGAGCGATTCTGCTCATTCCTATCTGCTGTAACTTGTAGAACTTTATATTTATTGATACAATAAAGAAGTGATGGTAGACACTTTCCGAAAGGAGATTGTATGGATACTGTCATAGCATTGTGCGTATCAGCGGTTGGCTCATACTTCTGTGGCGTAGACTTCTGCACCCTGTACGCTCTTATTTCTATATCAATAGAATTAAATAAATATGCTAAAGACAAAACTGCCAATCGGTAGGTAATTCACACTTGATACGAACAGGACGCTATCCCTGTCAAAAAGAACTAATGATGTTTGAATAAAAGTTTGCAACTATTTACCGCTACCATCACTTTTCTATTGCATCAATATCAAAAATTCTAATCCGTTTGTGTTATAATCCTCTTATCCTAATAGAAAAGAGGTGATAAATTTAATGGATAACTCAAAACTCGCTGAACTTTATGCTCTGGCTAAAATATGTGGTTATCAAGGTGATGTGCCTAAATTCAAAGAAGAGTACCACAAATACTATGATGAATTTATAAGCACTATCAAATCACAGCCTGCTAAAGTTACAGCAATCAGTAATCCTTTTCGTAATGGCTATTAAGATTTAATTGCCATCAAAGCATCGGTGAGAGAATCGAGGATTTTACATTCGCCCTGTATTTTCTCGGTTTTTTCACCATTTTCCACATCATCAGCGATACCCAATGCTATCTGCTCTACGCAATCCTGTAATGTTTTGAACTCGCCATCACTGTTGATTACATATGGTTTTCTCATTCTTACTCCTTTCTAAAAGTTAAATATTTTGAACTTCTAAAGCAAAAAAATAATCCTGTATATCATCTTCTGATAAATCTAATAATTTAATTGCTTTTAAAATTTCAATCTGTTTCCAAGGTCGCTTGCCTGTCATTTTAAGTGATAAAGTCCTGTCTGAACAGCCAAATGCCTTGGCAAAGTCTGTCTGACTTCCGTACTTTTCAATTATGCGACCTCTTAACTTACTGTAATTAAAAGCCATTCCAATTCTTCTCCTTTCTCCGTTTTTTTGTTCAATATTTTGAACTGATTGTATAATAGCATTATTAAATTAATATGTCAATAAAAAGTTCAATATTTTTTACTTTTTTAGTTTTACATCTTGAACTTTTGTTCAAATAATGGTATATTATCAACAGAAAGGAGGATAACTAAGATGAAAGAGAATACATCAGATAGGCTTAAACAGCTAATGAATGAACGGAAGTTAAAGCAAGTTGATATTTTGAATTTATCATTACCATATTGTAAGAAATACAATATTAAGATGAATAAGTCAGATATTAGCCAATATGTATCAGGCAAAGTTGAACCTAGTCAAGAAAAGCTAGTTGTCTTAGGAATGGCTTTGAACGTGTCAGAAGCGTGGCTAATGGGATTTGATGTTTCACCAATCCGTAAGGATAATTCAAAAGAAGCTGAAAAAGATGTTGATTTACTTTGGAAGTTTTCTATGTTAGAGCAAAGAGATAAAGAAACAATATTAGATATGATAGATGTTATGTTATCTCGAAAAGAAAAGAAGTAGGGTTTTACCCCCACCTCTTCAAGAAATTTTCTATGAATGAATACAGGTACTCTAATGTGCCTGTATTTTCTATTTTATTTATGAGTTCTATTAACTTATCTCTGTAATTTTCCTCATTACTGTTATCCATAAACCTGCACTCCCCTCTCTTGCCCTTGCACGTTTGATAGCGATACGATTATTATAGAACATCTGTTCTTACATGTCAACCTGCCCCCCAGTAGATTAACAGTTTTCAGCGGTGACACTGCCAACGCCAATCAAACAGTGCCACCTAGCCAAAACTTGAAGATTTCGTCCGAACTCTCTCGGACAATTATTATTATAAATACTGATAATGTAAAAATCAACTTAAAGATATCGCAAGTTTCGACAATATTCGACAAATTATGCATATTGTGATATGATTAGTAAAATTAAATTTAAAGGGGATTTGCCTATGAAAAAGAAAATTGTAAGTATTATGCTTGTTATGTGCTTATTAAGCCTTGTAGCGTGTCAGAATGGTGCTTCTGATAGTAATGCTGAAAGTACCAGTGAAGTCCAGACAGAACAAGAAACATTATTGTCAAGAGACAAGAGTGTATATCCTGATGATATAACTGTTGAAATGCTCAAGCGTACACCTAGCAAGTACATCGACAAAGAGTTTAAATTAACCGGCAATATTGTAGCAGAATTAAAATATGATGGGGAAGTCGAAGATAAAGACGGAAATACGCATACCGGTGAAGAATCCAGTCAATATATTGCTTGCTATTATTTAGCTGTTGATGGCAATAATGATGACACTGTTGTTTTGACATATTATAGAGATGATTTAGATTATAATTTGCTTGTTGGTGATAATGTGACAGTGTACGGAACACTTCTTGAGGGTGGTATGGAATTTAAGAAAACAAACGGAACAATAACAACCATTCCTGCTGTTATAGCTGTTATGATAGATTTGAATAATTAAAATATTACCGGGAGCATTGCACTCCCGGTATTTTTATTAAGGTTAGACTAATTCACAATCAGCTACATTGACCGCTGCGAATAATTCTCCGTCATGTACAAGTACAGCTCTGTCGCCACTTTTTTCTGATACTGTATACTCATCAAACCAAGCCTTAATAGGCGTACCGTCATAATCAGTATTGCCAACAAATCTCACTGTGCTACCCTCTTCAATATCTTCACTGAACGGGATATTTGTAGGTGTATCATCAGAACTTGAGCCGCCGACAAATTCAAGATTAGCAATATTAACAGCGGCTGTGATTGTTGTACCAATACCTATAACGATTCTGTCTCCACTCTCTTCAATTACATCATACTCATCATAATATACTGCAAATCTTGCACCGTCATAATCAATGTTATCAAGTACTCTGACTTTTTTGCCGTCGCCTCGGCTTACTGTATCTGTGTTAATATCGCTGTCATATACGCACTTAATAAGACTGATGTTATCTTCATCAATAGCGGCGGTAATTACTCCGTCAATTCCGATAACAACTCTTCTGCCACTAACTGATAAAACACTGTACTCATCATAGTAAGTACTGAATGACTCGCCGTTATCATACTGAACTGCGTTGAGTACCTTAACTGTGTCGCCCTTATGGTACTTAGTGTCTGGTACTGGCTGATAATCCGGCACTGTGATGTCTTCAACTACATGGTCTGCGCAATAATCAGTGTAGCAGTAATTCTGGTCTACTGTCTGTCCGTTAATCTGTGTGTCTCTAAGATAATTAACACCGCCGCCAAACTGCCATATATCATAATCAACAGCAATGCTAGGTTCTGTATCTGAATACTTTGCTACCCAAACGGCATAACCAGCTTCTTTTACTCTTGAAATGTCTACATAATTGTTAATGCAGTTCTCATATGAGTATAAGCCCACATTCTTATATCCTGCGTTTCTCATTTCATCAAGGAATGCCATAATAATGTCCGTAAGGTCATTGCCAGTAACCATGCCTGCTTCAACATCATAGAATACTGGATAGCAGAATGATTTGCCTGCTAAGAGCTGTGCAAAGTATCTGGCTTCATTTACAGCTTCGTCATTGCTTAATGCGTTACCGAAGAAATATGCTCCCTTGTGGATGCCTGCGCTTTTCAACTTATTATAGCTGTTCTCAAACTCTCTATCTTCATATAAACCATCATCAGCACCGCCTGCCTTGATGATTGCAAAATCCACGCCCTCATTATCTTTTGCTCTCTGAAAGTCAAAATCTCCCTGCCACTTTGATGTGTCGATTCCAAATAATTTACTCATAAATTACCTCCTAAATTTAGAAAAATGTGTATCAAAAAAGCACCCTAGTATTACTAAGGTGCTTGATTGCTAATCATATCATTGTTATTCTTAATGCCTGCGTCCATTGCATTTAGGTTTGCCGCACTGAGCGGAGTGCTTTTATCTGGTAACTGTTTCCAGTTTACACAGCTGTATGAAAGAAATCCTGTTAAGCTCATAATTTACCTCCTTAAAAATAAGAGTGCGGACTTAAACCCGCACTCTCTGATGATTTACTCTGTTACTGTTCCTGTTATGTCTGTCGTATCTGAATCAATTGTCTGCTGTTCACTCTTTAACAGCTTATTGACTTCTGATTTGAAATTCTCATAATCATTATCACACTGTGTCTGATTTGCAAGGTATAATTCCTTGTTAGTAATTGTCTGACTAATTGTCAATGAGCCAGTTTCCGGTACAGCCGCGTACATTGTCATGGCTGATTGACCGTTAATCACAGATGTACCGCTTAAATTTGTTGTTCTTGTTATACTTAACATATTGTTTTTCCTTTCTACCGCTGTGCGGGTTTATATACCTAATTTTCGCTTAATCCACTCCGACAGTTCAACCCATGCACCGCCAGAACTTATATAATAATATCCATACACATAACAATCTCCCTGATTTAACATTAAAGACTTATCTCTTAATTCAGATATAGTATTTCCGCTTTTATCCAAAATTGCGAAGCCGTCTGCATCCATAAATGATTCATATTCATCTGATGTATAACTTATTTGGTAAGGAGACATTTTAGCATGTCTACTGTTGTAATTCAGTTTAATTGCAGATGTACTCAATGTACTTGTGTTAATGTCTATATCTCCTCCGGTAATATGAGCTGATTTTGCATACAAGCTACCATCATGTCCTACCTTAAACACAGAATTTTCTGGTGTATCAGAACCAGCCCAAAACGCCCAAGCATATCCGCTTTTACTACTTATTCCAACTTGTTCACCCACTAAAGTATAATCATTAATTGTGTATCCGCCTATTGTGCTACCTTTAGCATTTAATTTTTTACATGTGATTGTTCCATCTGCTGAAATAGTGGTATTAGTTGTCGTTAATGTGAACAGATTGCCGTTAATATTAACAGACTTATTACCACTAATATTAATTGTTCCACTTGCATTAAGTGTAATGTCGTCTGCTATAGCTTCAATTGCGGATTTGAGCTCGCCGCTTGTGGGGTCTTTCTTGATATAAAGGTCAAGGCTTGCTGTTGTAGCATAATTGTTAAACTTAACATCAATATCTTCTGGTGCTGGAGAATAATCTGTAGCTTTTGTACCCTTTTCTATTTTTAGCTTGTTTGCATCTACATGTGCAAAGCTAAAACGCATATATACAGCATTAGAAGGAACTGGCAGAGAACCTCTTACTCCAGTAGATTTATCTGCTACTCCGCTGATAAACTTTTTATTGCTGTCATAAAAACAAGTAGCCGGTGCATTACCCAGATTGGTCCATCCACTCGCTACATAGTTTTTCCACTTAGACACATCTATGTAGTCCGTCAAATCCCAATAGTTACCGCCATCTGTTATTATGCCAGTGGCTGTTATATACTTATTAGGAGTTACAGTACTCTTTATGAATCTATTAACTCCACCAATTTGCAGATTGTTAAGCTCTGTCTTAGTGGTGTAAGTTGCACTAACGCTACTTGTTATCTTATTTGCACTCTGTGTAATCGCAGAATTCATTTGCGCTGTCGTACTGTAATTGGCGAACTTCCCGTCAACTGTGTTTAAATCTGTCTTTGTCGCATATGTATCGCTTACAGTTGCTTTAAAGCCATTCAAACTCTGTTCGAGTTCAGAAGCCTTATTTGACAATGCAGTAACTGTCGAACTGTCAGCTTTGTTCTTAATGGTTGTCTGCATACTGCTGATGCTTGATGTGTTACTGTCTGTTGTCTGTTTAATACTATTAACAGTGTTGCTTAAAGTTGTAACAGTGCTACTATCAGCTTTTTTAGAAAGCGTTTCGGACATTTTAGTTATAGTAGAACTATTTTCATCAACAGTCTGTTTAATCTCATTAAATGTCTTAGTATCAACCTTGTTACCCATGTCAGTTTCAAGAGTAGTTGTTCGCGTTTTAAGGCTTGATAATTCACTGTCTGTATCAGTTTTCCATGAGCTGATTTCAACATCAAACTTTTTAATGCCGGTAATCTCGCCATTGATGTTGATAATGTCCTGTAATGCCTTAGTAACATCACTATCTTTAATCAGTACCCATTCATATGCAGGTGCTTGTTCTGTACCAGTGTTGGCAAATCTGTAGGAATATCCGTCCGCACTTGAAGCAGGATTAACCACATAACAGATATCGCCTATATGCTTGTTTTTCGTTGCGTTATCTTTCCAGTTAATAGCTGGCTCATTATTAAGGGTAGGTATTTCTGTCTTTGTAAATGTCTCAATATTGCCGTCAATCTGACCTTGTAATTCTTCTTGCACTTTGTCTAAGTATTCTTTAGTGGGTACTTCTTCTGACAGTTTATCCAACGATAGCGAACCTGTTCCAATACGTTTTCCGTTAATTGTGCCTACTGTAATGTTATCCGCATTAAGGTTAGTAACTGTAATCTTGCTTGCATCAATTGTGCCTGCTGTAAGTTTGTTTGCTGAAAGGCTTTGCACCTTTTCGTTCGTTACTGCACTATTTTTGATAAGTGATGTTGTGACAACCTGTCCTTTGACATTAGCAAAATCAATTTGTGCATACTTTAAATCCGCTATATCTGCCGTTAATGAATTAGCTTTCAATTGCGTAATTTCAGCATTAGCCGCCTTAAGACTTTTCACGTTAGCATTGATGATATCCGCATATGTTGCGTCTAGCTTATTTGTTTTAAGGTTATCAATGCTTGCGTTAGTTGCATTAAGATTAGTTATTGTTGCATAGGTAATCTTGGCTGTATCTACATCTAACTTATTAATTAGTGCCTTATTAACGGTTATCAAGTCGGCATAGTACCGTTCCATCTGCTTAGTAATAGGACCAGAAGCAACACTTGTATTCTCCGTATCAGATTGCCCTATAGATGTAACAGTATCCATTAAGCCACCGTCACATTCGTGCGTAATCTGCATTATAGGCACTTTGTAATCAACGCCGCCTTTGTTAACAGTTATAATGTCACCAACTTCTAGTCGGTAATCACCAACAAACTTAACTGTAAGCGGTCTGAACTGAAAGCCGCCTATCTTTTTGTAGACTTCATCAAGGATTGCTTGTGTCATAAATGGGTTAGCAAAGCTAAGTCCTGTTGCACCGCTACCACTGGTAATCGTGCTAGTTTCCTTATCGCCTGACTTCGTATTGTTGCATGTCAGTTTTTGTATGATAAAATCTTTACTTGTTGTGAATGTTACGCCCTGCTGATAATACTTATGTCCGTCAAGTACATAACCGCTATCTTTATACCACCTTAATTCAAGGTTGCCATCAGCATTAATTACCGCATTACAGCCTTGTAACATAGCCATATAGCCGATAATTTCACGCATTGTATAACCTTGTGGCTTGTCGTTGATAATATGTACTGTAGCTATATTTGTTGCTAAAGATATACCTAACTTACCGCATATCTCATTAAGAATAGCTTTATCTGTGCTAGGAAATGCCATATCCGAGAAGTAAGGCATATCAGCCTTATACATTCTGTCGTATGCTTCATAGCTTGTGTATTCTCCGTCACTTGTCTGTTTAGTAACTGTAAATATTCCCAACTTAATATACTTAATTTCTGCACCAACCTTAACGCCTTCGAATATAGTAATCTCCTTATTTTCAAGGCTTATTGTTGGCATATAAATAGAAAAGGTAACACCGCTACTGCAAGTGTTACCTATCGTAATTTCATTATTGGGATTTATTATATTTTGAAACTTGAAATTGTTAAGCGTTTCAGTATATTCTTTTCCTTCGACAACATACTTAGAATAGTATCTTGCACTATTTCCCCTAACAATTTCCGTCATAGCTGTGTCTAATATCTTCATTCTACACCGCCTTTATTGATTAATTAATGTGATATCATAAACTCGATTGAGTATAATTTAGCTGGTGTAATTTCTTCGCATTTATCGAATGCGTCCATAGGAAGCATTGTCATGTCAGGCACTTCAATCTCTTGCTCATTGATTTCCTGCAATTCTTCCTGTAACTTTTTTAAGTTTTCTGATGTAATCTGATACTGATTATCATTGACGACTGGATTGCCGCTGTCGTCTTTGTCTGCATACTTGACCTTAGTATCTTCTATAGTCTGTAATGTTGCCTTATATAATTCTTCTAACGCCTTGATATTACACATAACAGCCATAGCGATTCTGCCTGTGGTCTTGTCATGTGATATGTTGCTTAAGCTCTGGAATCTGTCTATTAATTCACTTGTTTTAAGTTTCATGTGTAACTCTCCTTTATTTCTGAATCAGACTTATCTTTGCCCCGACTATTAATCCGTCCTCATTTTTTGCTCTTGTGAGATACGGATATGTCACATCTCCTGTGTATATTGTCATTTCCTTTTGTGTACCACCTAAAAATAAGACTTGTGCCGTTGGGAATGGGTTATCTATGTTGCTTACTACATTATCAAGCAATAGTGCTTGTTCTCCTGTAAGTGGCGGTAATTGAAGTTCTATCTTGTCTTTAAGTGCTACAATCGTGCCTACCATTTCGCCGTAGTCATTTCTTCCTGTATTCTTAGACCATATCTTATTTCTGCTGTATGTGTAGCCGTTATATGCTACCGGGAATCTAACCCCCTCAATCACAACTGCGTCAATCAATCAAACCACCCCTTTCAAGGCATTAAAAAAGGAATGCACCATTTTTGATACATTCCTTAATATTTCTATTGCATTAATTCAATTAGTGTTATATAATATCTGTGCTGCTTGTTTAAGCGGTATTGTTACTTTTGGCTGTCAGTTGTCGGGCTGACAGCCTTTTGTTTACCAAAAAATCAGCCCACATCTGTTGCACACAAACCTATGTTGCGAATAAGTTCCACCTTGTTGCTTAATCTTCTCTTTCTTATTAACCAATGTAAACGGTCTTAAGGGATTCAGATTAACAGTATATCTTGTCTTAGTTTTCTGCGGTACAGTTGTTGTAATCTGCGTGTGAGAACAATCCCAACTACTACATCTTGGACAATATACTTCAATCAATCCGTTTTCTGTCGCTCTGTATACTCCTTTAAAGTTAGGATTTAGTGGGCGTTGAATTTGTGGTTGCTGTTTCTTCTTCACTCCTATTGCTTCTAGCATTTCGTTTAGTTCTTTTTTCACTGACATGCATATTCCCTCTACTGTAATTCTAATGTTAATTTTATAAGTTTTTTATCATCTCCCAATGGCGTTACTTCTAAATCAACATTACTTTTATCTTCTAGTATATATATCCTTGCAACTGTAATATTTGTACCTGTCTGTAATTCTCTTGCAATATTATTGTATTCGTCAATGTCAAAACTAACTAACGGATAGTCAAGCTCTTTGCCGTTTTGAAAGCATGTAACATCATAATTATATGCAAAAGCCGTGTTATCTTCTGAATTGTTTGCAAAGTCAAAATAAACAACAAGAACTTCTCTGTCATTGCTATCTGTAATTACTTCGTGCTTAAGGTATTTAAGTTTTGTATCATCGTATCTTGCTATGTCTGCATCTTGCTGTGTGGTGCTAGGCTGCTTTACAGTACTGCTATTATTGTTACTGCTGTTACCACTTCCATTGCTAAAAGCAACTATCAGAAATAGTACAAACGATACTATTGCAAAGTAAGAGCCTAAGTGCCTTTGTGACTTGTCGCCTTTACTTTTAATTAAATCTACAATAGCCAATATAAAGCCTATTGGGATTGTGAATATAAATAGTGCTGTGATTGCCGCCGCTATGCTTAGTTTACTGTCTTTTTTCTTTGCTTTCTTTTCTGTCATATTGTGTTACCCCTTTGCTTTTTATATATAGCAAAAGAATAGCACAATACTTTTATCTTATCAATACGGAAAGGCTGCTTGACCTGTCATATTTGTATAGCTGTTAGCTTTATCTTGTACCATTGTAAATAGCTTATCCGCGTCACCTTGTAATGTTATATTTACATTGTTGTTAGCTTCTGACATAGCTGCTACAACCGCATTGTAAACCGCTGGATAAACTGCATTAGCAATACCTTGTGTAATTTCCTGTTGGTTAGCTACCGCCGTTCTTCCATCCATAGTGCCAACCATTTCAGGACCTACTTCATTTGCGACAAACAATTGCCCTTTGCCTGGGAATCCGCCGTTTGCATACCAATCAATGCTGACTTTTGGCACTTTAGGCGGTGCAAGACTAAATTCTCCGTCAATTTTAAAGTGTGGTGTATCAATGTGTGGAAATTCAAGTCCTAAATCATTCCACCACTGCTTAAAGCTGTTCCAAGCGTTCTGTATCTTAGTTTTAAAATCTTCTATAGCCACAGAAATGCGTTGAAGTGCTGGTTTGCTATCCCACCAATCCACAACATCATCCCACTTTCCTTGAATGCCTTTTTTAATTCCGTCAGCCAAGTTTTCCCATTTTTCCTTAGTAAACCATGGTGTTACATCATTGTTCCACCAAGAAACAATTGCAAGGCTGTTCCACCAATCAACGATTGAATCCCATTTTTCTTGTATTCCTAATTTCATTCCGTCAACAGCGTCAACCCATGTTTCTTTTTTAAACCATGGTGTTACATCATTGTTCCACCAATTTACAATAGCTGTATTATTCCACCAGTCTGTAATTTCATCCCACTTTTCTTGTACAGCAAGTTTAATATCTTCTACAGCGTCTTTAGCTTTTTTTACATACTTGCTGTCTTCTATGCTTGCTGAAAATTCTGTAATAAATTTAATAGTAACAACCCCACCAGGAACAATTAAAGAAGCTAAGATACCAGCAATTCCCCATTTGTCATATATTTCTTGGTAAGCACCCCATAATAGCTTTATTGCAGATAAAGCTAAATCGATTGTTAAATCAGATACTTTTACTGCTATTTTACCTAAATTTATTCCTTCAATAAATTTAATTATATCTTTACCTAATTGCTCCCAATCTACAGAACTGATAAAGCCATCTGCAAAATCTAATGTTTTGCAAATGGCTGTTGTAATTGCTTCTCCTGTTTTTTTCCACGGAACAGCATTTATCCCTTTGTTTACTTGCTTACCTGCGTAAGTGCCTATTCCGTACCAGTCACCTTTTTTTATGGCTTTCTCTATCTTATCAGCCCACGCAATAGCCGAATTTTCCATATTGGCAAATGCTTTATTCCAAGCCGCTTCATAATCAGCCGCCGCCTTAGTAATATCATCTGTTAAGTCAATACTGCTACCGCCGCCACCGCTTGAACCCTTGCTTGAGCTTGTATCGTCCTGTAATTTATTTATTTCATCAAATCCCATAAGGGATAATGTAGCTTTCTTTGCTGAATCTGCTACATTTTGGTATCCGTCTGAAATATCTTCTAATCCGTCAGAAGTATCTTTGTAACCGCTTTGTCCGAAGCTCTCAAAGTCAATCTTAACGCCCATTAAAGAAGCAAGGTTGACTAATAATCTTTTGATTGCAATAGTTACTCCGTTTACTATTGGCATAACCTTTGAAAGAATTGGGATAAATAACTGTCCTGCTACCATTCCGACTTCTTTCATGTTGTTGCTAAACTGGCGTAACATATTACTTGGGGAATTAATTGTCAATTTGTTATCGTATAGGCTCTTTATCCTATACTTCTTATAGTTTCCTATAAGTTCAGAGTACATTATCACCCACGTTTTTGCGTTTGGTTTGGTGGTAGCCACTTCCACCTCATATCGCCCTATATGCGATAGTGTCGGACACTCTTGGGAATGTTATATTTATTCAATTCCTACTCGTTACGATACTCAATAGCCTGTTCGTAATCTATTGAGTTATCTCGGTATTAGCATAGTTGAAAAACTTTAGCCTTTACCGATTTTGCCCGATTGTCATAAGATGTTTCCATTCTTATGCAACACTTGGAAGATAAGTTATGTCATTAACTTTCTTCCGTCTATTAGCTAAATCGCCCCAAGATACTTTACTTTGGTCTAATATTGCCAACACTCTTAATTGCTGTTTTTCCATCTGCGTCATTTCTGATACAGACTTAGAAATGCCTAAGTTATAAGCATATGTCGCTAATGTAGCATTAGTAATATCAATACCATACTTATATAATGCCCTTGATTGACCGATTAAGCCGCTTTGTAAGTTCTGTGCTACTGTTGAATAGTCCACATTAAAAAGCGAGCTTATATCACCTGCAAGCATTGTCATTGACTTTGTTATAGCCGTTGTCGCTTCACCAGTCTGTCCTAATGAATTAGTGACAGAAGCTAACTGCGAAGCATACTGCGTTATCTCTTGTATGTTAAGTCCTAAGTTTTTTGCTCCGCTTTCTTCAAGCAAGCCACCTTGAACATTAACCTTAAGTCCGGACAGCTTTCCGAGAGTATCATTTACTCTGTTCTGAAAGCTTTCTGCGTATGCTGTAGCATTATCATATCCGTACTTTTCATAATCCTTATCCCATTCTGAACCGATTTTACCAAATGCAACTGCTTGATAGTTAAACGCTTCAATGTAATCTGTTGTTGATTTTATAGCTTCTATAAGTTTCTTACTGCCACGAATTACCATAAAATAAGTTGCATAGAACTTACCTATTGCACTTGCTAAGCTCCAACTACTTCTAGTTGCTGTCCTAGCGCTTGTAGATACTCCATACAGCGACTTTTGAAGTGAGTTTGAAGAAGTACCCACCTTGCTACCTTGACTAGCAAGATTAGCTAATGCGTTAGTCATAGCAATAACATTACTACTTACATTAGGTGCTCTTGATAATGTGGTCATTAAGCCATTCAGTGCATTACCCAGTTTAGGGATATTCACTGTGGCATTTTCAATACTTTTACTGCCTAGCTTGCCAAGTGACTTTGCAAATTCTGTAACCTGTGTTGCGTTCTGTGGTATGGCTGATATGCTTGCAACCGCTTTCGTAACGGCTTCAAGTGATGTAGCTGTGTTAGCAAGTGCGGCTGAATCAACAGAACCTATCTTTGTGATGTTCTTAGCAAGTCTTGTAAAATCTGCTGTTCCTGCGTTCATATTCTGCATAGCAGAACCTAACTGACTAACGCCGTTTGCAAGGTTGCTTAATGATGAGCCATTCACAGTCGCAAGTGATGTAGATAGCCTTGTAAGCTGATTTATCAATTTATCAACAGAATTAATAGCTTTAGTGGCAGTACCGGTAATTTTGACTTCTAATGAATCTAATTCCACGCCTTAGCCCCCTTTTATAGGATTGTTGGCGGTAGTCCTTTCTTTTCAGTCTGTGCCGCCCATTTTTGCTCATTGAGTAACATCAGCTGTAACTCCTTATCATATGTATCTTCTTCACTTTCTTCTGTTTTTTCTGATAAAATAGCTTGTTTAGGATATTCAATGTGTACATCTTTATTAAATGCTGCACCTATTCCGCAAGAAATAGCTGGAATTGCATAAACTAAAAACCAGTTATACATTTCTGCGTCTCGATTTTGTCTATCAATTTTTTTGCCTTTTGCATATAGTAATAATTTTGTAGGTGTCATTTTTAAAAAGTCCGAATAACTAACGCCTAGTGAACTGGCTAAAACAAAGTATTCTTCCCAGATTATTTTGTGGAAGTCTGCTTTTTCTTGTGGTCTTGTGGAACTACTGTCGGCTTCTTCTGTTCCTGTGTCGCTTCTTCCACATTGTTCGCCATTTCCTCTAACATCGCTGTTATTCCGCTCAGCTCGAAAAAACCATCATCTTCCATCGCTTTCTTTATTTCTTCAAACAATGTTCTATATCCGTAACTCTTATCTGTCTTTCTCTTCTCTGTAATATATGCTCTAGTGAGTTCCTTTGCTTCATCCATTGTTACAGGGTTATTATCAATACAACCTGCATAAATGGCTAATATACAAATCTCCGGCACATCTGCTGTCATATTTGCTAATCCATCAAAGGAAGCCTGTGCAACGCTTTTATCTGTCTGTGCAAGTAAGTAAGAGCCATTTACGACACTAAACATCTTCTGTACTATCTCCTTGCATTCTGCCGCACCGAATGAGAACTCAACTTTGTATTCTTTTCCATTTACATTAATATTCATCATAATTTTTACCCTTTCCCACCCTATCGTCCATATAGGGAAAGGTGCGGATTTTACACCGCACCTACCTTTTAAAATAATTATTCTGTTACATCATCAAGATATGATGTGTAGTCGGCTGTTTTGACGTTTGTACCACCAATCGACACAGCCTTTGATTTAGTCGATTGGCTTATTATTCCCCCACCTTTGTTACTGTGAATGTGCCACTAGCACCCTCGACAACTTGAAGCTTGTCTGTGCATTCGATAGGTGAAGTGTTAGGAACTGCTGTTACTGTCATTTCAAGTACCGAATCAGTACCAGAAACATCATTAGGCGTTGCTGTTACCTGCCCGACAAATGCGTACTTAGCAACCGCGCCTAATCCGTCAGAACCATATAACTGAATAATATCTAACTGCTTACCTTCTGCTTTGATTAAGTCCTGCAAATAAGCCTTTTCAAGGTTTCCTGTGTAAGTCTTAGCGTCAGATGTTTTGATACCCATTAAGAATGTCTGTGAATCATCTTCAAATGTTGTACTTTCAACTGTGTTAGGTGCTGATACTGGTGCTGAAATTGACTTGGCCGCTACCATTAACTTGTATGAGCCTGCAAAACCATCTTCGCTATGCTCCTTGTAGATAACCCTAGCTTTATAACTTGTACTTGCCATTGCCTTGTTTACCTCCTAAAAATTTGCAAAAAAATAAGAGCATTTCTGCTCTTTGTTACATTAATCTGTCATTTGCCGCTATCATTCGTCTGAATCTAGCGGTACTCTTATGTACTTTATTACTGATTGAAAATTCCGGCATTGCATTGCCTTGGAATCTCATTATCTTGAATGCATCTGTAATTATTGCCATAACTTTGCGGCAATCAGACTTATTTGTGTTAGTTGTAACATCTACTTGGAATGTTGCTAACAAAGCATTAATTGTCTGCCCGTCAAGTGTTTGTCCTTGTTCTACCGCTGGCAACAAGTGTATGTATACTGTTGGGAATACTGCTTGACCGCTGTTTTCTCCCTCATTTGTTATAACTATTTTGGGATATGTTTTCTTAAGCTGTGTTAGGGTTTTAGCCTTGACAAGTGCTGTAACTGTGTTTTCAAGGTCTATCGCCCAATCGTTTGCATTTGCCATTAACTAAACACCTCTTTCGCTATACGCTTATACTGATTAACAATTTCCATTGTGGCGTTATACATAGGCATTGTAGCTTTAACGCCGTGTGTGTAGTGCCATTGATTATCATTACCTAAGTAGTACCAGCCATCTTCAAATGCGTGTATCTGCCCTGGGTATGTTCCTACGCCCAAGCTGAAATCATTAGCCTTAGGGTTCTCATTACCGCTGTTGTAGTAAATACCAGCACCAAATTCAATCGCTAACAGTGTGTAAAATGGCTCTCTATCTTCTACCTCAACAGTTTTGCCAGTAGCAATCAAAATAGCTTGGTAGCCATCTTGAATAGGTTTTCTGTCAACTCTCAATGTTACTGTCCTACCTAATGGACTTTCATTAACACTCATAATTGCCGCTTTGTCGCCTAATTCTGCTAATCGTTCAACAAGCAATTCGCATTTATACTGTATGCTCTGCTTATACTGTTGTAGCTGTCTGATAGCTTCATTTACGGACTTTTCAGACAAGGATATATTAATTGTATGTCTTGCCATAGTGCACCTACTTTACAACTGCTTTAAGCATATACTTAGTTGAATACAATGCTGGCTTAATGCCTACAATCGTGAAGTCTGCTGATGTTTCATCAACAAGACTGTCAGATGTGTATGTGGGCTTGCTATCAAGCCAGATAAGGTCGCCCTTTTGAATAGGCAGTGTATTCCTATCTGTCAGTAAAATAGCGTCAAAATCAGCGGTATCAAAGCCATATTCTTTGCTCTGTGCTTCTCCACCACTAAATGATATGTTAGCTTTAAAATCAACCGGCTCTGAAAAGCCTGTTTTCTCTTTAAGGACTTTAGGTATCTTATTTCCCTCATCATCAAGATAAGGAATAAAGTTTCCGTCACTGTCGGTATAACCCGTATAAACGATATTGCCCTCATCATCTTTTTCATAAATTAGGATACGCCGCCCATTTTGTCGTGAATACTTCATAGCCTGCTTATTAATGTCAAGCATTGTTCTTTACCTGCTTATAAATCTGATTAACACCTGTGCTTGATAATCCGGACACAATTCCTACTGCGATTGCATTAAGAATATCATTTGCCGGAAAGTCAGGTATTACATACATACCTATAATGCCTAATATACCGCCTGCAACGCCTACAATTATAGGAATGTAATTATCCTTAATGTGTGGAATTGCCTTAGCTCCTAAGCCTATCAGATATGTTATTACAACGATTGCTACAACTGTTGTTACCGATGTTATATCCATTCTGCTATACCTCCTTATCTTCATTAAGTCGTGCTTCCAATCCGTCTATTCGGTGGTGTGCCGACTTTACACTTTCCTCAACCTTAATAATCCTGTTATCGTGAGAATTAAGTTCTTTTCTCATTTCTGTAACTTCATTCTTTATCTCTGTTGTATTGCTTGATATTGTGTCAAGTTTCATATTTATGCGTGTATTTTCTTTTACACGCTCTGTAAGTTCTGCATTGTCAGACTTTTTGTTGTTCTTAAGATTAAATCCCAACGTAAACAGTCCGAAAAAGACGGAAAAAGCAACTGAAATAATGCTTATAATTACTGCTATTGGCATTGATATACCGCCTTTCATAATTAATAATGGCACACCGCCCACCACCCTTAATGTGTGCCGCCTGCTACCGTATTGGTAACGCACAATCTTCTATAAAACCTTAGCAAAAGGAAATACCCCGACAAATAAGCTGTCTCTATCTCTCCAAGTTCTGTTGACACCATTCTCATTGTAACTTGCCATAAATGCTTCACCTGCTTGTGAATGGTCGTAGACAGCCAGATTAACAATAACGCTCTCAAATTTCTTCAAGTCCTCGGTTATCATTTCGTCTGTGTAGCTGTCAGGATAATTTCTTCTTGCCTTTACATCTTCTGTAGCCTGTTTAATAAGCTGTTCGATTATTGGATTATTTTCTTTGTTATCGAACACTACCACATCAGATGTTGCCTCGTTATCATTTGTAACTGTATCAATATGAAATTGTTTAAGTCTAATTTTGACTTGCTCTAATGTGGTGTATTCCATAATTTCAACTCCTATAACCCTAATTTCTCAATTAACAGTTCTTTAAGTTCTGCTCCTGTAAGCTCCATTGCGTTCTCAATACCTTGTTCTAAGGCAAGTGTCTGCAGGTCCGCTGTTGGCATACGCTTAATAGCTGTTTTTGTGTAATCGCTTGTAGGTTGAGCAGGGAACTTGTCCTGCTCTTCCTCATACTTAAGCTCATCTCCATAAACAGCTTCCTGTCTTGCATTATCTGCTGTTACTTCTTCGCTCTGCTTTGCGGCGTTGATTTTATGTCGTCTTAATAACATATAAACACCTCTTACTTTCCAAACTTAGCAAGAACAACCTTTGAATCGTTGCTTAAGACTGTTGTATAATGTTCATCACCAGATATAACAGTTGTCTTTGCAAGAATGTCTCTGTCAGATTCAATCTCAACGTTTCTCTTCATATAGATTGTAAGTGCGTTCTCTTCCTCTGACACGCCATCCGCACCTGCATCCTCATTAGGGTCTTCTGCTGATACGATAACAATAGGACAAGCGTAGAACTCTGTTGTAACAGCCTTTAACTTGCTGCCTACCTTAATTTCTTTATCCTTTGACTTAAGCGTGTGTGCAAGTGCTGTGTCAAGATGAACATTCGTTGCATCCTCGCTTGTTGTATCAGCTACAACATTGATTGTTCCTGTTGAATCATCAAGTTCATACTTAACCAGCTTAACTTTCTTAGACTTAACAACTTGCGCTCCTGCAATAGAGCCGATAGTGCCGTTCATAATCACATTAAGTGGGTACTTATCGTTGCTCTTAAAATCATCGTCATTAAGCAATGTGGCTTCCTGTGCTGGATTAATGAACAGTATCTTTGTAAGTGATGAATCTGATTCATCATCAAACTTGCTATTAGCTGCTACAACTGCTGAATAGCTGATAGGTGCTGCTGTTCCATCGTAATCAATAGGTGCTGTGCAAAGTGCGTCATAGCTGTCATTATCAACCTTTGCAGCGATTGACATAGCAATCTGGTTGATAGCTGTACCAAGTGGGTCGCCATAACCAGATAATACTGATTCATCTGTAAGCTCTACAGCCTTACCTGCTTTCTTAACCTTTGCTTCTGTTGTAGATGTTGTAAGTACTGTTGTACCCATAGCAACACCTTCTGCTACATCTTCTGCGTCACCAATATAAGCATACTTTGGCACAACAATTGTGCTACCTGGTCTGCCTACAAGTGTTGTGTCAACTCTTGCAATAGGTGAGAACTTAATCTTCTTTGGCAACTTAGCTGATACCATATCAGCCATTACCTGTGGGTCTACTAAATTTGCTAACTTAGTCTGTGGCATAGTTTATTTACCTCCGTTTTCTACTCTGTGAACTTCTTATAAAGTTCTGGATTCTTATTTTTGAACTCCACTCTTTCGTGGTAATTCATCTTGTTGAACTGTTCCTGTGTTATCGTGCTTTCTTCTCCACCGCCTGCATTAATAGCCGGTCTCGATTTAAGCCACTCTGCCTTAGCTTCTTTAACCTGTCTTTGCACTTCATTGGCAATTACAGTTGCTATAAGGCTATGGTCTGCATCTGCAACCGCCTCAATCAAAGAATCAATATCATTTCCATCGCCTATAACTTTCTGATAAGCGTTGACAGCTTTCATATGATTAAGCTCTTTGCTCATATTCTCGAACTTTTCAGCCTGCAACTTTTCAGCTTCTGCCTTTGCTTCTGCTTCCTGTTCTTCTGCTGTCTGCTTTGAGCGAAGTTCTTTCTTGTACTTAGCTGCTTCTGAACTGGCTTTATCAGAAGCGTTCTTATACTTCTCTTTTTCAGCTCTTTCACTAGCAAGCTGTGCCATAAGTTCTTCTACACTAGGTGTCTGTTCTTCGTTCTGTGGCTCATTATTAGTTGTTGGTTCTGTTGTTGTGTTAGTTACATCTGCCATAATTTCTTTACCTCTGCTTTCTGCGTTTTTTGTTGTTCTCTCAACTTCTTGCGATATTTGTATTGCCCTTTCTCTAGGGCATATAAAAAGCCACAAGGCATTTTCTACCCTGTGGCTCAATATCAATTATTTATCTGTTCTGCTCTTATCTATAACTGGACTATTTTCTGTCTGGTCTGATAAGTCTTGCATTGTGCGGTCTTTGTTAGGTGATTGTTCGCCATCTCCGCCCTCCGCTTGGTTCTGTGTGTCTTTGTTGATTATACTGTCTTGATATGCCTTAACCATCTCTCCACTTCTTGCTACAACATCGTTAGGGTCATCAAAGAATGGAATTGCATCAACTGTATCTTTAAGGCTAAATCCGTGGCTTATCAATGTTGCCATGGCATTAACCTTGGTTGACATTTCATAAGTTTTTTGTCGCTTAATGTTAGGTTTTACATCTCTTGACCTTAATTTAAGTAATGGGTTACTGCTGGCAACATTGTTTGACAGTTTGATAGCTGCAAGAACAACTTTTATCTCTTCCATTTTGCAGCCATCAGTAATTAATTGCTGTTTTGCCGCCGCTGTTTCAGCCTGTGACCAACCTGTTGCATCTGACATTGCAACTCCTGTACTGCCACCGCTATTATCATTTCGTTGTGGCACATTACATTTCTGCAAGATTATCTGTCGCCTTGATTGGATATTGTTAAGCATACCTGTGTAATCATAATTGATTGCAAGTGGCTCAACTATTGGAGTTTTGCCATCTGCTGATGTATAGGTCTGCATCCATTCTCCGGATTTTGGTTTCCTTACTTTTTTAGTGATGTGCGGTGTTCCATCTTTATCAACTGTTGTTTCCTGTTCAACTGGGAAATCAACATCGTTCGTATGCCATACCGCCTGCGTATTCTGTTCAACATCATTTGTAAAATCTGAAATAAGTAGGTTTAAGTTATCCATTTCAGATATTTGCCGTTCAAAACAGCCCATTCTATCAAATGACCTTGTATATTCAATAATAGGAATTTTATGTAATGGATTCTCTTCTCCACTTCTCTCTAAAAATCCCCATTTTGTTTTTCCTTTTTCTGGTCCGTTAGTAATTTTTATTCCATCCGTAACTTCATAGCGAATATCTTTTGTAAAACAAGTGTAATATCTTGTACCGCTGTGTTTGTCTTTGATATAAGTACCTGCAAGAATAACCCTCTTATCGCTATAAGCTGTTGACCTTACAACAAATGTTGTTCTTGGATCTAATACATCATATGTAAAATAGCTTTCCCCATCTTCATATTCTGTATTTACATCAATAAGGACATATCCAACGCCGCCGATTTCAACATATCTTGCAAGTTCCTGCTGCTTCTGCCTTGCGTTTTGTGATTCGTAGCAACTGTTTAATTCCGCTATAGCTTCTGTGAGGTTAGAATCCTCATTGTCGCTATTTTGAACTAGCGTTATAGGATTTCCCCACTTAAAACCTAAATTAAACTCTGTGACTTCGTTAGCCACATTGTCGCAGCACTCACAGTCAATGTCCGGTCTGTAAGTCTTTGGATTCTTCCTAACTATTGGTTGTATTCCTGCATCATAATCAAGAAGAAACTGTATTCTGTTGGAATTAATATCATGCTCCAAAATTGCTTCACGCAAAATTGGTATTATATTGTCAGGTGTTATTTCTTTTGCACCTGTATAAATAGCAATTCTTCCTGTCTGCATTGTCTACACCTCTAATAAAATGTCATACCGCTTGAACTTCTGCTATCCGGTATTTCTTTAATTTGAAAATTATCATCATCGTTAGGCACATACCATATCCATTTGTGGCAATGCTTACACGCTAATTTATGTGTTCGTGGGTCTTTGCTGTTTGCCTTAGTTAAAAACTTGCGGCAGTTCGGGCACATAATCGACTTATCTTTATTTGCATAAAATTTCATATTTTACCTCTTTGCATAGCAAAAGCACCGCCACAATTAAGTAACGGTGCTTCTTGATAAGGAATGTTTTGTTTATGAAAAACAGTTTTGTAATTTCTTACAGATACAGTATATCATTAGTGCAATATGACATTCTATGACATCTTTAAATATGTATTACCATATTTTTCTTCAAATGCTTTAAGAGCCTTTCCGTGAAGTCTGATGATTTGTCTCCATGAATATTTCATTTCTGTAGCAATAACTTCAAAAGTTTTCTTTTCAATATATCTTGAAAACAAAATATTATAGCAATCTTCATTTTCTATACTGTCTATTTGCCCTATAATCAAGTTTTTCTTTTCAATGTATTCATCTATCATCTTATCAAGATTGCGCTCCATTTCGTCAATTTTGGCGTATGTAGTGCCTATTTTATCTGGGTCTGATGATGATATTACCTTTTCTTCGTTTCCAATAGCCGATATACTGCAAGAAAGTTCTTTAAGCTGTGCTATCTCTGTTAGTTTATTATTTATCATCCGATTAAGTCTGCTGATTTGATTAAGATAATCCTTGGTTGTCATAATAGATTAACCCCCTATATTGGACTTGACATTATTACTGTCTGCTTTATCCTATTTCCTTTTGTCATTCTTAACGCAAAGTTTGAGAAAACATCTGGAACATCATCTAATTGTTTCTTGCCAGATACTGAATACTGCTTTAGTAATGACATCATTACTCCGTATGGTTCATTAGGTTTGTAAAGCGATGAGTCTTTAAAAATAATGTGTTGCAAAATCCAGTTAGAACATTGAAAAATCCTTGCCTCTTTGTTTGTTTCTGTAGGCGTATCTGTAATATTACATATCCAACCTACACTCTCTACACGTTTATTAACCTCCATTGCCACTCTGTCGCCGCCGGCGTTACGCTCAAATTCACACTCTTGCACTTTGTTATTTACAAGTACACCTGCGGCATTTCTGTATTGTTCTTCATAATCTGCTGTGTTGTCACATACGCAATCAACGCAATAATAATCTTCTCCATATTTCTGCAATACAGGCAGTACAAAATAATCCGTACCTTTGCCCTTTGTATCGCATTGAGCTGTGATAATCTCTGGCTCTCCGTGTGGCAAATTGAGATATCTTCGGATTTTATCATCTGGAAATAGTAATCCCTCACGCTCTATTGGGTCTTGCTTGTAAAGACAACGATATGAGATTTCATCCATAAGCAACTGAATGTCGGCAAAGTCTTTTTCAGTATATCCGCCAAATTCATAATTAAAATTGCTTTTTCCTGTTACCGGGTCTACATCCGGAACCGATACAACTTTAACTCTTTTGTTTCCGTCATATGCTTGTATAATTCTACCAATAACGTCTCTAACACTCCATCTGGTAGCAATATGTATTTCTTTACATGGAATACCGTTATTATCCGGTATTTTTCTCTGTCTAGCATCTACAGCATATTTGTCCCATAGTTTGTCAAGATAAGCCGGATTAAGTGCTTCCTCAATTCCACCAATCATATCATCTACTAAAAGGAATTTGTTTGCACGAACTTTACCGGCATTTTTACTTCCTACAGAAGTGCATTGAACAGATTGAAATGCTTTGTATTTTCCCACATTAAACTGTTCAAGTTTTGCATTTGTGCTTGTGACACGAAGTTTCGGAAAAATCTCATTCCATGTGTACTCATCAGCATTCGTTACGATATCGTATACTCCATCATAATACATTCTTGTGATATCGCCACTGTGGGAATAAAACAGATTAAAACATTCCGGGTACCAACCTATTACTCCAGCATGAAAAAACTTTTCAATGCTCGTCTTTCCAGTTCCAGGCGGCATAGATATACACAGTATATCGTATTTATCATCAATCATGCCTTGCAACGCATCTATTAAGCCTATTTTCATTAACTGCTGCCTTCTTGGCATATAAAATCGTTCTCTAGGTTCCCTGTTCTTTTCGATATACCTAAAAAAGCTGTCAACTACTTTGTTCTGTGCTTCAATCAGCAAAATATCGTAAAACCAATTAATCAATTCATACTCTACTTTATTTGCAAAAGCATATTTTTCCAAACTCCATATTGTGCCGCCTGTTCTAGCCAAACAGAAATTTTCTATAAGCTCTTTTGTTCTTTTGGCAAGCTGTAACCCATACTCTATATCTTTTTCGCCATTTACAGCTACATTACAAGCATCTGTATAAGCGTTGATTACCTGTTCATCTATTCCATTTCTTTCTATGTAATTTTCATATCCATTAACTGTGGAAATAAGGCTCTGACTAGCCATAAAGAAAAGCACCTCCACTTTTTCAGCAAAGGTGCTTATAGACCTCTGCCTATAATTGTTTTAGGGTAGCGACTAACTCTGATTGTTAGCCGGTAATTTTTTATTTTAATTCATCTGCTGTAACTATATGCAAAATTCCATAATTGCCTTTATCAAAACTGTCTCTTGCGCTTTCGTGACATCTTGTGCGTAGCACATCTAATCTACTTTTAATACTGCTATTGCAAATAGCCTTAGCAACATCAGAAAATGGTTGTGGATTATCCAGCCTTGAATTAGCTTCTGTTATAGAACAATGCTTGTATTGTATTATCGCATCCATTGCCCAGTCTCTCGTGAGGTTTACACCCAAAAACCTATCCGTAACCGTATTCCATATTGCATACAGATTATCTACATCATCTTGCAATGCAACTATTAACATAACCTCACTCCTTTTTTGTGCTATTTGCTAATGATTTTGTTTCCTCTAAGATTTTCATTGCTAAAGCTCTCGAAAACTCCATATTGTCTTTAGGGTGTCTTCCTAAGATTGATTTTGCGTACTCATTAACTGCATCAACTGAAACATCAATACCCATTACTTTTCCAGATACCTCTACACATTCTGTTCTCTTTTCATCATTTACACATTTATTGTCTTTGTTGTATCGGCAGGTGGTTAAGTTGCAATCATTCATTTTTAATACACCCCATTCTGCCAGCTATATAATGACTTCTTGTATCGCAAACTGTCCTACAATCAATAACATTGCCCTTATCGAGGCAAATCTCAAGATGCTCACATTTATCGCACTTTGTATCTTTCTCTTTATATTTCTTCGACTTGTATTCCTTAAAATCCTTACACTTATAGTCTAAGCTTGTGTCATTTCCCTTGCTACAAGTGTAAATGGGATATTCTTCTCCTATTTCTTCATCGAAAATATAATCTTCTTCGCTGAATTTGCATTTGGAACAATCATTCATTCCTCATAAACCTCTCAAACTCTTTCCTGCACTTAGGGCATAAGTCAAAGGCATTTAACTTTTCATAAGCATATTTTCTAACTAAAAGTCCGCTTATTCTATAAACCTTTTTCAGAAACATGCTTCTTTCATTTTCGTTTATTTCTGCACCGCACCTGTCGCAAGTGTGCCATTCTTTTTCGTGCTTCATAAATCTCCCTCGCTTATCAAATAAAAATCCATTCTTGGTCATTCTGCGTTGCTTGGTGGGTATTTCTTTGCTGTTCCTGTCTGCATATTAACAATCTCAACTTCCGAAACAAGCAAAGTAATGTCAATTTCTTTCAACGTATCGTTTCTATACAAGTTTCTAATATCTGTTAGTGCAATAACATTCTCTGTTTTCTTGTCGTTTATAAACAATTCAAGCTGATTATTCTTTGCAATTATGATTTTTGCTTTATTTTTCATTCTTGCACCAACTTTCTACCGCAGATAGGGCAATAGTTTATTTCAAATTCTCCCTCTCCGTATTCCTCGCCGCTGTTGTCATAATGCAAGCTGTAGTAATTTCCGCTATACTGTTCAACAATCTTTGCTATTCCGTAGGTATAGCCATTTTCAATTCTTTTCTGTTTTCCATCGCAAAATTCGCACATACGCACACCTCAAATCCTCGTAAAAATATCTAAATCATAGTTATCTCTAATATAGTCAACAACTTCTTGTAATTTGTTCTTTACAAATTCATCATTAGCAATGTCTGGGTGGCTATAAAGCATGCAACTATCTTTCTTTCCCTGTGCCTTATACTTGCGGTAATTAAATGTCATTGTGAAAAGCGGTATTTCTGTCAGATTCTTTGTCTTGTGTCTTATCCAACGATTAACAATTCTCTTAATCATTATTCTTCCCCCCATAAATTATCTGGTAATTCCTCGCCGCTATAAATCTTGTTAGCGTATTTCTTAAATGTCGGTACGCTACAACCTGCTACTTTTGCCGCCTTTACCTGTGAGACCTGCCCTGATATGTATAAGTTAATTGCTTCATAAAACTTATCTTTGTTTAGTGGGTGTACGCCCATAGCCATAATAATCACTCCTTATTTCAAATATTTCTGTGCTAAGTTTTCTCTTATCATTCCAGACATGAAATGCTGCAAGCTCTTAGTTACTTCTTTGCCACTAATCTTGTATTTTGTCTGTAAGTAATAATCTATTAACTCTTTGTAGTAATCATCAAATCCATAAGCAGAATTATCGCTCATATAATTACCAACTGGCTCAAAGTAATTAATAACTATCTTTGTCAAAGCCTGTTCTGTAATGCGTATATGGCTCATATTTAAAGTTTTATTGTATTGCTCAAGGAAATAGTCAATAATATGCTTTAACTCCTCTATTCGCCAATCTGACGGCTCGCAATCTGCAAATTCAACAGCAAGGTTTTTAATCACATCAGATTTGCTTCCGCCTTTTTCAGCTGAAAAAGCATATATATCTCCTCTTGAAGAATCTTTAGATTCTGAAAGAGCATTAGATGTATTACTTATACATTTATCACTTAAATCATAATTGTTATACTTATGTATGGATTTTTCTCCACTACCCCCTATGGATTTATTTCCGTTACCCTGTGGATTTTTATCCACCCCCTCATTTTCTTCTTTTATTTCCAATTCATTAATAAAATCATCATAGAATTTTTGAGTGAGTGTTATTATCCTGCCAGTAATTTCTCTTGTCCCCTCTCTATATGTGTATTCACGCTTAATATGTCCGTTTTTCTCTAATTTTAGTATTGCCTTTTGAATTGTATTTTCCTTTACACCGATAAAATCAGCAAAATGTCTGTTATTAGCATAACATTGCTTTTTGCTGCCTTTTGATAAACTGTATATTTCTAAGAGTAAAAACTTTTCGTTAGGTGTATACTCTCTTGATAAATATAGATTTTTGTAAATCCATACACCTTTAAAATCCCTAGTCTCGGGTATTATAATTTCTTTTGCCATAATCGAATACCTCCGCTTGATATTATTTATGTATGCCTGTGATACATACTCCGCTTAATTGATAAAAACAACAAACAGGCACAGCGGAAGTGCTTTTCGGTAGCTAACCTAGTTTGTTGTAATCGGATAGACAGGACTTGAACCTGTGACTACTTGAATAAATCAAGCGTTACTCCCAACTGAACTACTATCCGTAAAGACGTTACCACTATCTGTTTTACAACTGTCTAATGCGCCCAACATTAAACTTTGAATAGTGGCATAGATGCGTTGCAATCCTATGAGGGTCGGCATTTGCAAATTATCCCTCGCGCTTTCAGGATGTTCTTTTGAACCGCACCTAATGCAGATAGCAGGAATCGGACCTGCATAACAATTTTACTCGTTAGAGAGATTAGCAATCTCTTGTGATACCATTACACCATATCGGCAAATACCGCCTGTAACGGCTATCAAGAAACAAGAACAGAAACAATAAAATATTAGGGGTATTTTCGTAAGGAGTGCTTCTTGATAAGCTGATTTTCACATGGCTATGTATATACACGCCAAGCCCTCTCAAGCGGTCTTGCACCGCTTTTAACTGAACAAAATCCAAAGAGGTACATGAAAGGAGGACTGTTCTGTGTAAAATGCAAAAACACAATAATGAACAGCCAAACAAATAAAAAGAAAAATAAACTACCCCTGTGAGACTCGAACTCACGATAACGGAATCAAAATCCGGTGCCTTACCACTTGGCTAAGGGGCATTAAGTGGCTATTCTGACAATTCTATGTATTTGTCAATGTACCACTTGGCTTTTTGAATATCCTCTAAGCCATTCTTGTTATTATGTCTGTAAATGTACTTAAAGGCATTGCATAAGCAAAAGTTCTTAACGGCTTCCTTGCCCTGTGTTTCCAACATAACATCTATACATTCAAAACTGCCAGTCTCATAATGGCTCGGATGATTAACATTGTCATTTACCGGTTTTTCATTGACGCTAGGAGCAACATCTTTAAGTGGAGTAAAGCTATTTTTCTTACCACCGTTATTAACACAGCTTTTACATGGTTCTACGCTAAATAGTAATGATTTATTTATGCAATTAACGCAAAATCCATTATTTTCAGCATTTCCCATTAAACATCACCTGCCTGTCTATGATTAGCTTTGTAGGTATCAAAGCCTTGTGGATATCTGGCTTTCAGCTTGTCAATATTAATCTGCATGATTTCATCAAGGTTGAACTCAAAAGAATCGCACATCAAAGTTAAGTACCAACATACATCGCTGATTTCACGCTTTAAATGTTCAACATCTAACTGCTTTTCGTGAAAAACCCATTTCTTGAGCATATCATTAAGCTCTCCAACTTCACCAGATAAGCCTAATGCCGCATTGATAACACCACCTAGCTCAATTCTTGGCGCATCTTCACCACGATTGCCTATCTTTTTAAATCATCAGTCTTTTTCTCAAGTCTATCTGTAGACTTTTTATCGTTAGTACGCATAGCCATAGCCAAACCTAGATACTTATCGCTCTGCATTTCTAACTCCTAACTCTTTTTTATTTTTTAAATTTTTTGGAATTTACTCGGCTGAATTAGCCGTTTTGATGTGTGTATTTATTGAATATCTTGTGAATAATTAAGATGTGTCTATTATACACCTATCTATAGGATTTGTACAGTAATTATTGACTAAATTATATAGGTTTTATTAAGGCTATATTAATAAATATATTAATTATTGTATATGGGTTAATAAGTTATTAATTATTGGGTATATAAATATATATATAAATAAATGTGTATATATAAATATAATAAGCCTTTTTATTTTTGAGAATATTTGAGCGACTTAGTTGGGGCGAAAATCTGAAAACTAATAACCCCCACGCCATGCGTTATACATCTTGCACAATGAAATCAGCCAGAGCGGAGCCATTGCGCAATGAATAATTATCATACAACCGCCGTCAATCCGCTTGTTTACTGGCTTTGTCGTGTTTTTGTCGCTCAAATGTTCTATTTTATCACTTCGCTAAACTCAACTTTAGCGAAATCATGTTATCGTGAGGCAAACGGCTACAATCCGCTTGTTTACTGGCTTTGTGGGATTTCTTGTACATCTTGCACAATGTTTTCTTGCTGTGCAATTTGACGAACATTAGAGCCTTGAGCGTCGTCAGATGTGTTAAGCTGCGGAAGGTCTGCGGCTGTCCTAATGACTTTCGTGGTGCTTTCTCTGCTCACGCCTGGAAGATTCCAACCAAAGCGGCGATTCATAACCGCAAGCTGTCCGACTGGGTTTTTACCGGACCAGAGGCGAGCCTCTCCGCTAGATTCATAATCTTTTGACAATTTTTTCCACAAATCATAAGCCGATGTACTTAGTCTATCCATCTTTGTTCGTTCATTAGCCCAATTATATATAACTACTTCATTTATACCAGTTAATTTACAATATCCTGATATAGTACATATTTTATTGTATTTATAACACATATATATATAATAGTCTGCTATATAATTAAGATACTCATAATTATAGCTATTGCAATTACTGTTATTAATATTACTATACTGGTTATTATAATTATTATTATTATATCCCTGTAATTTACCCTTTAATTTTAATCTATTAGTACCCTTAAAAGTATTATTGTATACATAAATCAAAGCAGCATAAAAGAGAGATTGCGGAGCTGATACCATATCTTTGATATTTTCGTTTGTGCAGAATCGCTTAAAATACATATCAATCTCATTTTCGAAAATTTCTTCGCTGTCTGCTGTTTCCTGTACTTTCTCCATCTGTTCCCCTTCCTACCGGAGCTTATCCAGCTTATTATAATATATACTAATAACATAAAAATAACCCGATAACAATATTAGTATTATCGGGTGTAAATCTTATATATTTAATTATTAAAATAATATAGCATAAATATATTGCAAAGTCAATTTCCTTTGCTTGATTTATAGTTATATTTTTCTAAAATCGGCTTGTATAATTCCTCTTCTGCTTGTTTTCGTGCGGCTGCTGCTTGTTTTATTGTGTTGTATCTGCCTAAATAGTACGTCTTGCCCTTAAAAACTATTTGTGCCGCCCATTTTTTACGGCTATTATCCCATGTAACACCCTTGTAGCCAGATGTGTTATTTTTAGCCTTTGCTGCTGTAAGATTATCTAGCCTTGTATTTTCTACACACACTTTTTTAGCTTGCTCCGTAAGTACTTTCTTTCCGTTTTCACAGGAAAATTTTTGAGCCAGGCAGCCACAGCTTCGAACAGCTCCCCTTTTTAGATCTGCCTCTGTAGCTTCTTTAAGATTTCCACAGTCGCAAACACAGCTCCAAACAATAGAACCGTTGTTTTTATCTCTTCTATTTGTCGGTTCTAAGACTGTAAGATTCCCAAATCTTTTACCTTTAATATTTTGCGCTTTAAAAAACGTTTTGTAATTTAAGCAACCACAACTTTTAGCGATTTCTATTTGCTCTTTACGCATCCATTTTCTATTGCGGCAATGCGGGCATTCTACAAATAAAAAACTTCTTCTATTCTCCCGCTTATAGTCTATAATTTTAAAATTATTGTATACTGTTCCAACCAGCTCTTTAATGTCTGTATATTTTCTCTTACTCATAAAATCCCCCAAAATAAAAAGATGTATAACCGCCTATTTTAACGGTTATACATCTTATGTTACAGTTTATTATATTTATATTATCTTATATCTGTTATTTTTACAAGAGACCGCACAAGATTTTCTTCATCTTTCTGCAAGATTTCAAAATCTGCGATTATTGGCATGTCATTCTCATCGTCGCCAACCCAGCAGCAACCAGAATCAAGGGTTTCTTCTTCGTCTCCGTCGCCGCTCTGCCACAAATCCGCAAGTCTAATTTCCTCGCCAACCTCTAACATATTACCATTGTACATTTTAAACTCTTTCATATTGTCCACCTTTTAACCTTTCTTTAATCTTCTACCTCTTCGCATCTATAGCCGGCTAGTCCGTCATTTTGGGTTTTTAAGATTTCATCAATATCAAATGCATCTTTGCAATCTTGGAAACTGTCGCCCAAGTATTTCTTAGATTCTTCTAATCCGAGAATCTCAAAATTTTTATTCCTTTCATCATACAGCCTTACCATATTTCACACCTTTCAGCGTTTCCACTGCCCTTTCTTTTAATGTACCTTAATTATATAACGCTATCGTTATATAGTCAACAGAAAAATTTAAAAAAATTAAATTAAAATGGACATTCTTTTTTATTAAGCTGCTCCGCTTTCTCTTCCTGTTCTATCTGCTGCACTTTCTCCAGCACCGCCGAAACAATAAAGCCGTTTAAGCTGTTGCCTGCGGCGGCTCTGATTCTTTTCTCATCTTCTTTCTTGAATCTTACTAGGCTCTTAAAATATGCCTTATTATCATATTTCTGTATTGCTCTTGCTTGCGCTTTACTTACTGCCATTTTTTCAACCTCCGTTTTCTAATATAAAGATAACATTATTATATAGTAGCGTTATGCGCTTGTCAACTTAATATAAAGATAACATTATTATATAGTAGCGTTATATTTGTTATATAGATAGCTTTATACATATTGCACAATAAATTATATAGATAGCTTTATATATTTGTGTATTATTCCGCCTTGTAATTATATAAAGATAGCTTTATAATTAAGATACTAAATAAAGAAAGCGAGGACGCAAACATGGATAAACAATACAGACTTGTAACAGAAAGCGGAAAAGTTTTATTAGGTGGCGAGACATACAGCCGCCGAGGGGCTGAAAACTGGTTTGATGATTTAGGCGGAGTTTATGAAGATGATGAGACAGGATCAGAAGAAAGAATATATATTGAGGAGGTAACAGAATGACAAAATATTTAATCAAAGCAGCGGACAAAAAACACTTTGACAGCCTTATAAAGGATTTTAGAAACAATGGTTTTATGCTTGTAACTTTAGGGAAAAGGCTTGCAGAGTTGGAGACAGAAACCGAATTTGTAGTAATTGAATTTTAAGTCGAAACCGCCCGCGCGGCGGTCTGGTGTAGGGTTGCAACCTTGCCACTGATGAGACAAGCATACAAAGAAAGGATGATTGATATTATGAGAAAATTTAGAACCTATCAGCAGGATTTACAAGATTTAGGAATCACAGCGGAACAATTCGACAATGTAATAAGTCACATTTACGACAAAACCAGCGAAGAAATGATAACACTAGCAAAAGCAATAAAAAGCCGTGCTTCTGTTCTTCCAATAGTTAAAAGAGCATTTGAAAGAGTTCTTGACATGAGACAGACAGAGCGACAAGAAGCATATAACATTTATTACAAATAAGCCGAAACGCTCCGATTTGGAGCGTCCGCAACGATTCGCCCCGTTGCGCTGATGATGGCAGGCGAGAAAGGTTAAACGGTGGACATTATGAAGATTTTACTTGAAAAGATTAAGAAGTTGGAACAACTGGAAAAAGTCGCAGACGAAGCAGAGGCAAGATATACAGAACAGCCAGAAAGCAAAGAATTAGAAAATGCCTTTGATGAAGCATACAAGGCAGAATTTGACGCATATATCAGCGCTGCGAAGTATATCGAATATATGACAGGCGGCGCAGTTGACTTTATGAAAGCAAAGGAATTAATACAGACTAAACGCGCGGAGCTTTTGCAGCTCTTAGCATAATTAGCAAGGTTGGCCTTTCCGGGGTTCGATTCCCCGGCTTGCTTTTGTCCTATAAGGGATAATATTAAGAATATGGAGGCTTTAAATTATATGGAAATTAGTAGAATTAAGAAGATTTTAGATGCTCATAGCACACCATATCACATCAAAGGCGGGCGCATTTTTGCAAACTGCATGTTTGCGTTTTACGAAAAATTCGAAGATGTAACAGGCTGGAGCAAGTCGCAGCTTTGCGCATGGCTAGGATATTAAATACAAGGGGCGCACAGGTTGCGCCCTTTTTGGCTTGCTGTGGTTTGGTTGGCTCGATTCCAGCCGCAAGCATTAAGCATATTTTTATATGCTTTTCTTTGTGTACCTTGAAAAATTAATATAATAATGCTATGCTTATATATAAGGCTTTTACGCCTTTTAGGTGTACAAGTGTACCCAGTTGGGACGGCGTGCGTTCTGGTATATCTTCCAGAACTGGCGACAGCTTCCACGACTTGCGAGGGCATATTATACCCATTTGCACAACGCATTTAAAAGCGTTTTAAAGCTGTTTTACTTTGTAGGCTTATAAATCTACATCGGCGCAATAAAACCGCCGTACAGGGCAAATCACAAAGTCACAAAGTCAAAACAAGCACGAATCGCAGCCAGCCAAGTTTATACATGGTGCTTTACCCTGCTAAAGTTTTTCATCAATTTTTCAAGGCAAATCTGAACAAAATCGGGAGCAAAAATTGAAATTCTGTGTAACCGATTTTTGGATTTCAAAATTGAAAGTGACGGGGGTATTGAAAACGGCGCATTTAAAATTTTTGAAAAATTTTTTCAATTTTTAGAGTAGGATTTGAACAAAATCTGAACCAAATTTTGGAAATTATCAAAATCGAAATTGCGAATATAAAATGCCATACCTGGGGGCGTATCGAATGCGTTACCTCGAAATTTTTTGGCAACATTTTTCTGTATAAATCAATGCTTTACTTGAATACCGACATTGACCAAGTTCATATATCAACAATTCCTTAGTCATAGTCGGATTAGTCTTTTGAATTATCTTTAACAATTCATCTATACTCATCATCCCACTCTCCTAACTGCTCCTAAAACCATATCAACAATGTCAAATACTTCATCTCCGTATGTTGCTACAAAATCACACAATATTTCTTCCTGTTCGATAGGCAAATACACATCATATGACATACAGATTGCGTGGCATACTTCGTGTATCAGCACTTTGCGTTGCATAAATCCACGCAAGGCATTTGATAGATAAATTGTATGTGTATTTCTATCAGTTACACCTAAGCTGATTGTGCCGTCTGACCGCTTTAATTCACCCGAATTTGAATTTTTGCATTGCACTTGCCACATTGTGCCATTAATATTAAAAATCATCTGTATACCCCCTTTTCTAAATAAAACAGGCTATGAATATTGCTACTCATAGCCTTTAAAATCAAATCTTAGATACAAGAGTGCTTAACTTTGTTCTAAGTAAATTTTTCTCTTCTGCTGACATATCGGCAACCATACCTGTAATGTCACTTGCAAGTTCCTTAGTGTAGCTGTCAAGAGACTTCATTTTATGTTCCTTATCCTCTGGCGTATTAGATTTGTGCATTTCTTTAGTTTCTGTGTACATTCTCTTTGCCCTGTCGTAGCCACTTTCAGATGTATGTGTGGCTGTAGGCTCTGTATAGTACATTCTTCCGTATTCTCTATCCATATCCCTTTCTGGGTACATATGCATATAAGGTGGTTCTTCGTATCCTCTTCTGCCTACATAAGTACCTTTGCCTTTAGGGGCGTATCTGCCAGTAGTCTTGTATCTGTATTCATCATAGTATCTTCTGCCACCCTCTTCACCATATTCAGCTTTAAGGGTTCTGAGAAGCTCCTTATTGTACTCTTCTTCCTCTTCATCGGCTTTCTTCATAGACTTAACGATAACAGCCTTGTACTCTGCTTCACATAAGTCCTTAATCATATCGACCGCTTCGCTCATTTCCTCTGTATTGACATTCTCAATGCCCTTATCAAGTTCAGATAGTGTCTTTTCGGTAAGGCACTCAACCATTTTGTGTATTCTTTCAATATGCATAGTTGTTTACCTCACTTTCTTAACCTATTCTGTTGATTGTGATATTTGCATTAGCAACACTGATAGCCTGTGTAGATGTATTCTTAACAGAGATTGCTTGACAGCAACCACAAGGAAGCCATACATCTGTAGCCATAGAAACATTGTTAAATGCTTCTGCCGCTGCCGGTGTTGAAATTGCAAGTGTTGATAAATCTGGTTCGCCCTCTATCGCAATCGCAAGGGATATAGGACCTGCTGTAGCACCTGCCGGTACTGCAATATTTCCATTAAATTCTACTCTGTACTTTGCCTTGCAAGTGTTAGTAGCACCTTTGAGATTGATTAATCCGCTTCCTGTTCTGTGCGATATATATCCTTTGTTGCATACAGATGTTGGTGCATCTGTAAATAATACATTTCCATTTACCGCAACTGTCTGTGTTGCAACATTTGAAAATTCAGCCATAATAAAAACCCCCTTATTTCATTTCTCCTATTGTTTTAGGCTTCTCTTCTTTTGAAGTTTTTACTCCCATTGAAACCATAGACTCTTTAAGCAATTCTGTATAATCTTTCTTTGCCATCTTATCTACTGTATCAGAAATTTCTGATACAGTTTTTAATTCGTAGATGCTAAGCTTATTAAAATCTATGCTTTTAATTGCTTCTATAAACTTATTTTTTAATTCTTCCATTTTAGAAACCTCCAGATAATTAAAATAAGGGCAAACATTATAGCCTGCCCTTTGATTATAAGTAATACTGCTTAGCAGACATAATCTTTCGAGTTTTCTTTCGAGTTAAACTCGATACTTAACTCGATTAAATTGAGTTAAATCAAGTTAAATTGAATTAAACCGAGTTAAACCAAGAATTAAACCGATTAAAATTGATTAAGATACTTGTTAATTATTCAGTTGTTTAGCATCCGCAACCTGTATTGCATCCGCATCCGTAAGCATATCCGTAAAGGTTGCTTGCTGGGAATGATGGAACCGGTGTAGGCCTTACTGCATCAATAATCTGATTTGTCTGTGCTGCCATTGTGGTAGTTAAAAGTGCATTCTGTCTATCCTGTGAAGCAGCTCTGCGTAAATCATTGTTCTCTGCCTGTAACGTAGCTATCTTGTCATTAGTCAGGAAATCAAGGATAGCTCTCGTTCCTGCCTGCTGGCTGTCAATAATATCTCTTGTATTATTATTCATTGTGTTCTGCAAAGCACAGGTGTTAGTTGCCATATTGTAGTTTACACCCTGAATGGCTTCTCTTGTCTCACAGCAACAGTTAGCAAGCTGCGACTGTAATGCGTTTGTATTCTGCATATTAGCGACTGTATCAGCGTTAATAGCCTGTTGAATACCGTAGCCTGTCTGCATAATGTTTGTATTTATGCCATTGAAGCCTGTGAGCATACTGTTGTTCATAGCATAGAAACCGTCACAAAGTCCGTTAGAAATGCCATCAAGTTTTGAAACAACAGCCTGATTATCAAATCCACGCTGAATAGCACTGTCTGTATAAGCGGCAGCAGTAGAACCCATTCCGTTACCGTTACCCCAGCCGTTGTTACCAAAACCACCCCAGCCGAAAATAAGAAGAATGACAATCCACCATGCACCGTCTCCCCACATACCATCATTGTTTCTGTTATTGCCTGTTACTGCGGCAATATCTGCGAGACTAACTCCGTTTGAATTAAACATCTTGTTTACCTCCATTTATTTTATTAACAAATGGGATAACCGGTCATTATGTGCGCACACCCAAAATGTCCTAATTCATCATTTTCTTAATATCATTAAGATTTATTCCTTGTGTATTCATAAAATTATTTAAAATCTGCTCTGCACCTTGCGCATTTCCACTGTTTATTTGATTAAGCAAGTTTTTTGCCATTGGATTACCTTGTTTAGCAGATTGTTGTAAACAATTCATAGCCATTTGTTGTGGATTCTGAATTGACTTAAGCTGATTTATAGTTTGAATTAGCTGCGGATTCATTCTTCATCACCGCCCTTGCTTTGAGTTTTTGAAATTCTTCTTTGCACTCCTAAAGATTTGTCAAATCTATTCTCTAACTGCCCTATCTTCTCTGATAGTTCATCAAACTTATTCATAAACAGCTCTGTGCTTTCGTCTGATAGGGTAAATTTAGCGTTTTCTGTATTAGCCATAGGATTTACTGTCTGATTATCTTTAGGGGCTGTATAAGGCTTATACACAATTGTCTTAATTGTTCCGTCGGCATTCCAACCCTTAACATATATCTCCGACATATCCTGCTTCGGGAAAAATGCCATTGAGCCATCCATAGGGACCTCGTTAGCGTTGATATTTTCAACTGCCTGTACTATTCTTCCGTTAATGCCTGCTATCTGCTGTGGCATAGGTTGTTGATTCATCTGCATAGGCTGTTGTTGTAAGCTCTGCTGATAATTTTGCAAAAAGTTCATTCTATCCGCATATGGATTCTGCATAGGCATATAATTATTATTCATCATAGGTGTTGTCTGATAAGGATTGTTTATCATCTTTTACCTCCTCCAAGACTTCTTCAATTGCGTGGATAACGAGAGATAATGTCACTAAGTCAAGTTTCTGTAATTCTTCTTTGCTTAAAATCTTTTCTCTAACTTCATCAGAAAACATTTGCACTACCTCTCTTTCAACTATATCTTTGCATAAAAAAAGACGGATTAACCGCCATAAATTAGACAGTTATCCGCCATTTTAAAGTAAAAAAATAACGCCCCTACGGCGTTTACAAACATTCTTTGATTACTTCTGTGATTACCTTTTGATTTTATAAGAAAAATGATGATATCCAAAAAGCTCCTTTCATTCAGTATTTATGCGGCTTTTCGGCATATCACCATTTAATAAAACTAGCAGGGGATGAGAGAATCGAACTCGATTGACCAATCCTGTATTCCGCTTGTTTTCTAGCTTTACGCCTTTAGCCTTTGATTACTTTGATTACTTTGTAACCAAAATCAGAAATTGATAGCCTTACTGACTTGCTCAATTTTGGATTTACTTGTCTTATTGCTGTATATGTAATACTTTCTTGTTGTCTCGATATTGCTATGCCCTAGCATTTCACATATTACAGAATCATTTGCTGCATTATCATAAAGTGTTGTGCCATAAGCACGCCTTATCTTGTGCGCTGAACGATAATTAATATTTAAGGCTTTACAAACTCTCTCTAGTTTGCGATTAAACGCCTTGCTCTTAATCCGTTCACCCTTTTCCATAAACATGTATTCTCCAAATGGATTTAGTCTGCGAATGGCTTTAACAGTTCTAAGTGCTTTATCTGTAATTATTACATCTCTTATGCCTGCGTCGGATTTTGGATAATCGCTAACAGGTTCAACCCACTTTCCATTTTCATTTTTGATTTTTATTTCCGTTCTTGACACAGAAATAAAATTCTTTACAGTTCCGTCTTTTAGTTTTGTACTGCGAACATCTGAAAATTTAAGCGAAGCCAGCTCTCCGGCTCTTAGTCCTGTCTCAAACATAAGTAGAAGTCCCAGACTTCTGATATCGTATCTTTGCCACAAGTATTCAGTAATCACAGGGATTTCATCTTCAAAATAAATCTCATCCCCCATATCTTTCACTTTCTTGGTAAATGACCGACGCGATAAATCTAAGTCTCCCATAAACTGTGTGATACTGATATTTGTATAGCCTTTCTTTTTGGCATACTTAAAAATGCCGTTGACAAGAATGCGCATATCAGAATATGCTTTCTGTGAGAGACTACATTCAGCAATGATTGTCTTGATGAATTTTTCCAATTCATCAGTTGTAATGTACTTAATTTTCTTGTCTGCCAATGGATATGCTTCACAATCAAAAAACCTAGTAAAATTGTTGGTATACTTATCGTATGACTGCTTCTTGATTTCGTGATAATCAAGTTTGCAGTTAATCCATTCTTGAAAAACATTCCTGATCAGCGGTTCATTCTCTAATTTCTTGTAATGTTCCACTATTCCGTCATTAAGTGAATCTAATGTTGACCGCTTCAATAGCTTTCTCCCATTTGAAGCAGTTTCACTTGGCAGATATGTATACCACTTACTATCTTTTCCTTGCCATATCTCGTAGGCATGTTCTTTTAAATATTTTTTCCTTTCGTTCATTTCGATTCTTTTTTGGATATCATCACGAGAGATAATATCATTCTCTAGTACATAATTCAACAATTCCTTGTCTGTTAGTTCCACTCATTTACCACCCTCTCAATCTTATTCTTAATATTCCTCACCCGTCTTTCTAACGTTCTTGTAGATATTGACAATCTGTGCGCTATCTCCTTTTGTGCAAAATTCCGAGAAAGAAGCATAAATATTCTCACTTCTTCCTCGGTAAAATTGGCATTTTCAATAATCTTTTCAAGTTCTGGCTTTGTAAAATCTGAAAATTTCATAAAGCCACACTCCTTAATATTTAATTTTAATTTTCGTTTCTTCTTCCAACTGTTCAATAAGCTCTTTCGGGTCTATAAGTCCTGCATTGAAATCTTCGTTAAATTTATTGATTTCGTCAATAAGCCGCTCCAATCGCTTATTACCGAACCCAAACTTGTCATGCAAAACCCATAACAGAATTATCAAGGCGTTACCAAACATTTCTTTGCTTTCTTTGTTCTTTTGTCTGCTTAATTGAACTCTCATCATTTGTTCTTGAAATCTTCGTTGTTCCGACTTACTCATTTAGCATAGCCTCTCTTTTCTTTTTCTCGCGATATCTCCTACAGTAGATAGCGTTTTTACCTGTTTCAACTCTCTTAGCGTTTATTTTATTTTGCGCAACCTTACCCTTATAAGATTGTTTATATCTTTTCTGCGCAGCTTTGCCTTTTTCTGTCTGAAAATATTTCTTCTGACTAACCCTATGCGCTTCTGACCGGTTGTATCGCCTACGTCTTTCTTTGCTTTTTTCTGTCTGTTCGTACTTTCTGTCGTATATAGCTTTTGCTCTCTGTTTAGGCTCTAAGTGTTCCAGTTTATTTTCAAAAGCAATATCTTTATCAAATTTGTTTTGTTGAGCTGTATCTATCTGCTCAAGTCCGTTGTATATGCAATCTTCCAACATACAATTAAAACAATCTGGATAAATACAATTTTTAGGTTTCATAATTATTACCTCATGGCGTTTATTCTTTCTTGTATATCTTGAGGTGCTTCAATATAGTTCTCTGCGTTTATGTTCTGACCAGTAAGGGCATTTTCTTTAGTTGGTAGTGTATTTATATCTCTTTGGAATTTTTGCTCGATTTGAGCCTTGTACGAATTTGCATTCGTCTTTTCGATAAGTGATTTGATATTGTCTGGCATACGATTTATTTCATTTGCACGCTTAACAATTGTTTCATAGGTTCTTAGAAAATTTGATTGTATTACTGTTTCTATCGTCTGATAATCTGATGTCGCCCAGTTTTTAAGATTGTCTGGCATACCAACTGCCTGTTTTACAAGTGGCGGTAGTTTGTTAAATTCTTCAACTGCCCCATATGTGCCATTCCTTAATGCTTTACTGACTAACCCCCAAGCTGCCATTCCGTCAAGTTCCTGTGGTTGCGATACAAGTTGTATTTTAGCAACTATTTCTCCTACGCTTGGTGCGAATCCACTTGTATCAGATGTAACATACGCTTTTAAAGCTATCGACACTTGATTGTAGCTGTATTCATCTAACATCATCTGCCACACATCTACTGTTTCAGAAAGGTTGTTAGGCTTGTAGTTAGGGTAGCAATCACACATAATGCGGATAATTTTAACTGTTTCTTCTCTTGTCATTGCTGCTCCCTTTTAATTGATTCGATATAGCGTCTAACTTGTCACATATAATAGCACTGTTGACTGCTATTGTTCTTAAAAGTGATTCAACCACTCCGTTGTGCGGATAATCACTTCTAAAATCAGTCCCTTTAAGTGTATCATCTAATCTGCTCATTCTTATCACCTGCCTTTAACTGTTCTGCAATTTTATTAATCAAGTTGGTCATACTCGCAATATCCTGCGAATATATCACATCTGATAGTCTTGGAATGATTGCTGCTGCAAAATCATCAACAGCCTTATTTCTCACATCGTTAATTGTTGTAAAGCTACAATCCCATTGACTACAACTGCCACTTGAATGATATACGCAATTTTTACAATCTCTGTCCATACATGTACTCTCCTTTACACATTATCCCAGTCAATAGCACCCTTATTGAAATTCTGATTGCTTTGCTTATTAGAATTATCTTCTTTCAACTCAAACAATCCTTGCCAGCAATGGTCTACTGACTGATTAAGAATCTTAACAGCCAAGTCATTATCTCCGCCTGATAACTTATCAAGAGTATTCATAGCCCTATGTAATGCCTTGTCGGTGCATAGAGGCTTCTTAATTCTCTTACGCATTGTCACATATTCATTAAATGCTTCATCAAGCAATTCATCATTGGGATAATAGCTTTTCTTTTTGGATATTGATTTATCAATATCTTTTTCTATATTCTTGTCTTTTTTAATTTCTTCCGTTCTTTCATTCTTACTTTCTTTTAATATAGAGTTTGTTAATAGAATGTTATCTGTTTGTTGATTGTTTGTTAAGTTGCTTGTTATTTGTTTGTTATCTTGCTTGTTATCCGTTTGATACAAATTGTAGTTAACCACAGTAAATATCGTGAATTTGTTTGTTGCTTTGCTTGTTATTTCGCCTGTTAATTGCAAGTGTTTTAGCGAAGTACGAATTTCCATTACAGACAAATTAGTTTCTTTTGATAATTCAGATATTGAAGAGGGGAAAGACCCTCTTTCAATTATCTTGCCTTTATAATTTCCGTCTTTCCAATAGGCACTTATCAACATATACATAAAAAGTCTGAATGTATTAATATCGCTCCACCATTCCCACTTTAAAATCTTTCTGTCAATTTTAATAAAATTGCCTGTCATAATTACCTCTTCAAGTTCTGTCACATTGTTACTTCACTAAATCGTTAATGTTAATTCTGAATCCGTCAAATTCCTTGCCTTTAAAGTAAAATCTGTATTTCCTGTTTTGTTTCGTCTTTCATTATTTGCCTCTCCATATTTCTTCATCAAGAATATATTGTCTGATAAATCTATCTGCGTACTGTGGGTGTATCATTGACCTTGCTGTTTTTCTGTCTACTCCCAATGGATTATCGCTTGTAACATATCTTTGTTTCATAACCTCAATTACCTCTAATGGTTCAAAAACAAGATTATTCTTAGGTTGCAAACCAATGAACCAATATTGCGTAGGCTTTTTATAGTAATCTCCGTTCAATGTCCTGTCTTTGTCAATAACATTAGGTTTTATGCACCAAAAATGTGTTAAATAATGCATTCCGCTAGTGCTTAACGGATTTTCTATAATCAGCCTTAGATGTTTTCTTTGACATACAATGACAAATTTATTAAGCATCTCATAAAACAGACTTAACTGCCTATGCCTTTTCATTGACACCTCACATTTTTGCTCAATAGTGTAATTCTTATATTGATAAGCCGTGCAGCATAAATGCCTAGGACTTTGGTCTGAAAAATAAGTGCAAGGGAAAAATGCAAATATCAAATCATCAGGGCTTATTTTATCAAACAAACTCGGCTCGCCTTGATACCCCCCCCCTCTATTTCTTTAAAAAGATCAGTAACATAATCTGTTTCGCCAAATTCATTCTGAATATCATAGTCATAGGCTTTAATTCCATACTTCTTGAAAGCATTCTTGAATGTTCCTGACTGTTCAAATAAACAATGTACTGTCATTCCGCACCTCCGATAAAATCAAATAAATTCATCTGCGATACCTCGGATTTTATCCGTTTCTCTGCGATTTTATAATTTTTATCGTCATTTTCAAATGCGATAAATTTCAATCCGCAATTATGTGCTGCTATTGCAAAAGTTCCACTTCCTGCAAATGGATCCAATAATAACTCACCATTTCTTGCGGATTGAGTAATCATATCTTCTGCAATATCAAGCCGCTTTTGATTCGGGCGTTCCGTCCTCTCATTGCCTTGACAAATTGGTTTCACCCAAAAAGATTGTTTCTGCCCTTTCTCAATATTCCAATAATGTTTAGCACCCGGTAACTTTGTAGCAAAAATGCAAAATTCAGTACTGGACATATACCCAACCTTAAATATTTGAGGGCAAGGATTAGTTTTACACCAAACCAATGTACTTCTAATATGGAATCCTATATCTTTAAGTATATATTCAATAAAAGATACTTCACTTTTAGGAACCCACATATATAGACTAGCACTGTCTTTCATAACTCTATATACTTCAATAAAGACATTCTGAATAAAGCTGAAATATGCCTCATTATCTGCAAAGAAGTCCCATTTACCATAATTGAAGTTGAGTTCTTTTTTATTTTCATTACGCTTTGACTTCTTGCTATCTATTGTGCTTCTATCAATAGATTTGTTTTGAGAAATATTATAAGGAATATCTGTCATTACAATGTCTATCATTTCATCATCTATTAATTTAAGTCCATCCCTGCAATCCATTTTATATAGTCCATTTTCTAGCATTTCATCACCAAAAGGAAACCTCGGTTTTATGTCGCGACAACCTATTCCTTTCTTAGATTTTTCTTAGTTTTTCAAAACTTCTTTCATTGCATTAGCCATATCACAGATACCCTTGATATAGCCGATAGTAATCGTCTTGTAGCTGTCATCACATTCGGTAACATTATTGTCCACAAAGTCAGTTACTATGTCGTCAATCAACCTTACGGCATTGTGATTGATTGTGTTTTCATCAATCTTCATTCTGTTTTGCTCCTTTCAACTGTTCGGCTATTTCGTCAATCTTTTCTTCTTCCAAGATTGTAAAGGCATATTCTTCTTTAATAGATTTTATAGTGTCGTCAACAGCCTTGTTGTAACCCTTGAGATAAGCATTATCAATAGATTTATCCAGGTTATCCTCGGTTATGAAATGCCCCTCGCCAAGAGATAATGTTCTGTTGGCTTCTCTTAATTCTTTCAATTCTTCTAGCCATTCTGCAAGCTGATTATTGTAAGGGCTTGAAAATTCACCCTTTAAGTCTTTAATAACTCTATCAATCGTCATCGTTACCACCCACTTTCACACAATCGCTTCTAAGCATATCTGCCTTGATTAACTCATAGATAATATCAAGGTAAGTTCTGTTGTCTCTGTATCTGCAATTAGCGTCTTTGTGGATTCTTGGGTCGTTATCGCTCCAATCGTTAACGTCAAAATGCACATCACTCACAAAAAGCATTTTTACGCCTCTTGCAATACAAAGATAATAACAACCATTCTTACCATATTCGCCCTTGCATTTCTTGAAGCCGAATTTTTCAAACTCTTTAGCCTTAACTGTTGGTATCAGCATTACTATCACCCACTTTCTTAAAAGGAACACCTCTTAAATGTCCGTCAAGGTCTAATTCCGTTCCGTCAATATTACCATTCAGTTTGTTTTGACAGTGACACAATAATGTTTCAAGGTCGCAAATTCTTCCTGCCCTATATTCATCTCTTATAAAGTCAAGAACTCTGTTTACGCTTTCTATTCTGTATATTGCTATGAGTCCTGCATAATTATTAAAGTGTTTATTGGCAAGTTCTCTATATTCTTCGCCCTTTTTATACTCATCATTCGCTTTAGATAAATATTCTTCTGCACTCGTCATTCGCTTTCACCCACTTTCAATAAATCCTTACTCTCTGTATTTGAATTATTAACCTTATGCACACATTCCTCACAAAGCTCGCTGTTTTCGTAGTAACAATGATTGCAACCGCCAAAACCACTTCCACAATAATCTTCACAAGTTGAAGTTCTTACTCCGTATTTTTCTTCTTCGACAACTAAAGGGCAGTGTCCACTTATGCAGGTGTAATTTGTGTAATAGTCATTCATTACTATTGCCCTCCTGTAATAATTCCTTAAACTTCTCATACTGTTTCTGCGACACCTTATTGTTAGCCTTATCCGCTCTCAATTCGATTTTAAGGTGTTTTTCTGCGATAGAGGATAATTCCCTCGCTAACACTTTTTTGCCTTGCTGTATGCCTTGCATATAGCCTTTAGGTGCTTTTCTCTCACCTATTGAACCACTAGCTCGATTTTCTCCTTGACCGCCTAAGCTGACATTTCTAAGCTGATAACCTTTATTGGCATATAACTTGATGTAATACTTTTCCTTTTCGTCAAGCTGACTTTCGGGAAAATTCAGAAATTCAACTCGCCAACCATAAGGGTTTTTCTCTTTGTCATACAGCTTATGCTTGCGCAAGCTAAGGTCTATGTGCTGTTCATAGCCTACAAGGTGGCTTGCCAATCTGCTAAGTGTATGTACCGCCTGTCCGATATAAGCGTACTTAAATCCGTTTTCATCTTCTCGGAGCAAGAAGTATATTCCACTTTTGTCATTCAACTTTGGATTTATCTTTAGAAGTCGCTTTCGATTCTTTGATTCTATGGCTTTTGCCTGTCTTAACTTTTTGTAATCCGTCTTTAATCACTCCTTAATACTTAATATTCATATTTCCGTGTTCATTAACCCAATCAATAGCTTCCGCGTATGTCACGCCGTTGTTTTTCAGAACATACAGTAAGTTGTGAAATTTAGGGTGTGTTTCTTTTAACATCTGGAACCTATTTGGCTCTTTCTCTAAATGGCAGCCAAATCCACACAGCACACATCCAGTTCTTTGACATCCTGTAGTTTTCAGCAATGGTCTTTCCTTATCAAAAATTCCAAAATCAGCAAACGACATCTGATTTTTACATTGTCCCATAGCTTCATAATCTGTGACTACTTCTCCATAAACTGAACATATTGGCAGATTATTTTCTTTGATGTAAAGCAACACATCTTGTTCTGCCCAAAAGCTCATAGGATTACTTGTTGGAATTTTCAAGTCAAATCCATTGCAGCCATTCTGTAACCATTGTGAAGTCCTTAATTTACTTTCGCTAGCCATTTGAGCGGTAATAGGCACTCTGCCTGTATCTTTGTTGTATTGATGCATAGGCTGTTTCTTCATTACCTTGCAACATCGGTTAGATACTTCAAATGGTGCATTTAGCATAAATAAGTACTTTGACCTGTCGTACATACTGCCAAAATCTTCACGCTTGACACCGAATAACTGTTTTACTCTGACAGGTGCTTTCAAAATTTCGCTAGGGATATTCCCCATCTTTAAATCCACAAAAGTTTTGTTTTCCTTGTCTGTTCTCCTGTCTATTCCTACCAAGTCGGCTATGCGATAAGCAAACGGAATCCCTGTCTGTCTGTCTGTCTGTCTGTCTGTCTGTCTGTCTGTCTGTCTGTCTGTCTG